CGAACTCCCTGCGCTCGACGCCGACTGTGAACGCGGCAGGGTCGCGCCACCGAACGACGCGGATGCCCGTGCCCCGGTCGCCCACGAACTCCGCATGCGGAACGGCGAGGGCGTCCCTGGCGGGTCCGTCCCCGGCCAGGTCGTTCGGCACGTCGGTCAGGTCGTGCAGGCGCGCTGCACCCATCAGGCAGATCACGCCGCGACCCCGGAAGGCTGCGGCGACGCTGCCCCAGCGGTCGGCGTCGTGCCAGCCCGGGAGCCGCACCCCGGAGCTTCCGACTCTCTCCAGGGTGCCGTCGTCGAGCATGCGACCGACCGTACCGCGGCTGAAGCCGAGACGCTGGAGCTCCAGGCGGGTCACGACCCTCCCGTCCTCCAGCAAGCCCAGGATTTCCTGCCTCTGCGACACCGGGTATCTCCCACACACGAAATCTGTTCGTGTGTCGAGGATACCCACGGTCCAGGCAAGCGATGCTATTTCGGGGCGGTCGCCCTTGGCTTGGTGACGAGGTCGATCAGGCGCGCGTTGTCGTCCCGGCAGTCGTCGAACGCCGCCCGCAGCCGCAGCGCGAGCGACTCGAGGTCCTCGTAGGCCGTCTCGTCCGCACCGAGCAGGGGCGGGGCGGGGCAGCGGAACATCTCGGCTTCCTGCGCGGTCACGGCCGGGGGCGCGGGTGCCGCGACCACGCTCAGGACGGGGACGGGTTTACCGCCGCAGCCCGTCAAGAAGAGAGCGAGCAGCAGCGGAGGGGACGCAAACGGAACGGGGCGCGGCATGCAGTTTCTCCAGGGTCTGCGCCAGGCTCAGGGCGCGTGATTTCGCGGCGTCGGCTGCGGCGTTGGCGGACGCGAGCACGGCCGCGTGCTGCGCCTCCGCGTCGGCCAGGGACTTCGCGTTGGCAGAGGCCGCGGCGATCGCCTGGTCGCGCTGCCCGGTCACGGCGGCCAGGGCGACCTCGTTCGCTTCGTATGTCCGCACGAAGCCCACCGTCTTCCATGTGCCGACGCCCGTCACCGCGACCCCGGCCAGGATTGCGATCCACTTCCACGGCGAGCCGCCCGACGCCGTCGATTTCCCGGTGAACAGGGACGTCACCATACCCAGCCCGCCGCTCAGCAGGGGGCCGATGCCGGGGACGAAGCCGAGCGCGATCTTCAGGATGCTACCCATTTGTCTTGTCTCCGGTCGGGGTCGGGGGCACGCACGGCGTAGAGGTCGCGAGCGCGTCGGTCGCCGCCCGCAGGTCCCGGTTCGACCGCACCGCAGCCGCGCTGCTGCCGACCCAATAGCTCACGCAGAGCCCGGCCAGGGAGCCCAGCGCGCCGCAGAGCTCGTGCGCCACCGCTTCGTTTCCCTGCGGCAGGGTATGCGTAAGGACGAGGGCCACGGTCACGGCGAAGCCCGTCACCACTACGGCCGACACGATGATCGGCCCTATCTGCCTGTCCTCGCGCACGCCCGTCCCTCCTAGGAAGCGGCCAGCGCGAGCGTGACGCGGGCCGAGTTGCGGTTCAGCCAGCCGTGACCGAATGTCGCGAACAGGCGCAGGCTGCGGTAGAAGGACTCGTGCCGGTCACCGAGCCTCTGCACGAAGCCCGCGTGGTCGGCCGCGTCCGCCGCAGCTGCTGCGGCCAGGGTCGCCGGTCCGATCCGGCCGTCGACGGCGACGCCGAGCACCTCCTGGAGCAGCTTCGCCGAGGTGCCCGAGCCCGAGCCGTAGCCGAAGTCATAGACGAGCAGGTCGGGTCCCGGCGGCAGCTGGTCGGCGTGCACCGCATCCCAGTACCGCGAACGCACGATGGGAGCCAGGTCATCCTTGGTCGCGGCCCTCAGGTCCTCGACGGTCGCGGGCGGGTTGCCGTGGTCTTCCTGCCAGCTCGAGAACGTCGACAGCGTGACGCCCCACGCGGTCCAGCCGCCGGGGTCGTTGCTCGACTTGTGCAGGGGCTGGCCGTCCCAATGCGGGTCCCAGGTGAACGCGAGGCACTCTGTGAAACGGTCGGGCATGGGTTTTCCTTCGCGGAAGGCCACCCGACGCTACCCGCCCGCGACCTCCGCGATCAGGACAGGAACAGGTCGGCGCGCTCCCCGTATGCGTGCTCCAGCCACGCGGTCGGACGGAACGCGTGCCCGATTATCCTGCCGCGCCGCCGGGTCACCTCGAGCACCCCGGAGTCGACGTGGGAGCCCTGCGTCCGCTGCGCGTGGTCGCCCACGTAGCCCAGCGGCATCGTGCTCCCCGCGTTCAGGGCGGTCACCACCTGGCCCGGCCCGAGCTTCCTCCGGCGGCCGCTGTTGAAGAAGTGCGTGTGCCCGAACACTACGTCGAACACGGACTGCATCGCCACGGTATTCTCTGCGGTCTGTCCGCCTACGGGCCTGTCCATTATTGACATTGGCACGTGCACGTATCCTATTCCGCCGACGAATACATAATGTCCGTAGGCGTGCGGGGTCCACTTGTTGCCCTTCAGCATCCGGTCGAGCTCGCCCGTGTGCCTGCCGTATTCCTCCGGCGTGCGGTTCTCGTGTTGCTCGATCCAGGCCTCGTGGTTGCCGAACAGGACGTGCCTTTCCTTGGTCGCCCCGGCCGCGTCCAGGGCGCGCGTGAACGACGCCCACACGTCCCGCACGGCGTCCATGTCCTCGGCGATCGACGGCTTGCCGCGAGCCTTCCAGGTCGCCTTGTCGACCCAATGGCAACACGACGCCCATTCCCCGAAATCCCCGACGTGTACCACCGACCTCGCCTTGATCGCTCCCGCGTGGAGCGCGCCGAGCACCAGCACCCGGCGGTTTGCCTCCATCACGCGGGGGTCGATGTGCGAGTCGCCGAATACCAGGTCGGTCGCCACCTCGTCGGAGGAAGGCTCGACCACGTGCGGCGCGTAGCGTCCGTGAACGCCCTGCATGTCGGACACGGGCAGTCCCGGGGATGGGGTCTGCCAGCGCGCGGCGGCGGGGAGCGTCGAGGGCGCGCGTTCCGGGGCTGGCGGGCGCATCGCGGCGGCGACGGCGGCGGCGATCACGGACGCCAGGGTCGCGGGGTCCATCGCGGCGGCCCTGGGCTCCGGGGCCGGTTCCGGTGTCGTGACGGACCCGGGCTTCTGGCGGTGGGACGCACGGGTCGGCAGGTGCTCCCCGTCCCGCTCCAGCTTGTCCCTGCGCCGATAGACGGTCCTCAGGTCCAGCCCCAGGACGCGGGCCACGGCAGCGGGCGATCCCTTGTGTCGTCTCCAGGCCTGGCGGAAATCCTTGTCGCTGGTGCGGCCACGTGGTGCGCTGGCTGGCATGCTCGGGGCTCTCCTGGTGGGGTCAGTCCTTGTGGCCGTGCTCGTGCATCATCTGTGCGAGCAGCTGGTCCTGCATGCGCCTGAGGTTGTCGAGCAGCATCGCGTGCCGTTCGTCTCCGTGCTTGTCGTTCTCGGCAAGCGTCGCGGACACGGCGTCCAGGCGGGCGGCAATTTGCGCCAGGATCGCGTCGTGCCCTCCGACTCTCGACTCGAGGCGTTCTAGCCGGGCCTCGTCGGCCGCGATGGACGACGTGTGCGACGCTACCAGCGCGTCCGTCTTCGCGCTTGCCATTAGGAAGCCGACGCTGCCCGTGGCCAGCGTCAGAAGCGGGGCCAAGACGATCGCGATCCAGGGGTTCGGCCCGTTGCTTCCCGTGTCAGCCATTCCGCGCCCCCACCTTCGTTCCGGGAAGCGTAATTCCCGAACGATTACAAGCATTTGCTCTCACTTTTACGATAGGTGCCCGGGAGTCCCGGACCAACGTCGCGGGGCACGTTGGTCCCGCGTTTTGCACGCCATCGTGTTCGGTTACGCGGTCGTGCCGTCGTGGATCAGGCCCGTAGCCGCCAGCGCGGTCAGAAGGCTCGCGAGCACGGCCGTGGTCGCCGACCCCCTTGAGCCCGTCACGGTCTGCTGCGCGACCGGGGCCTGGCCGAAGAAGCCCGCCTTGGTCGAGACGTTCAGCGTCGTGACGCCCACGGTCCCGGTCGGGTTGTCGATGAACAGGGGGATGTCGGCCGCGACCCCGGCCACGTAGCGGTGCACGCCCCAGCCGCCGCCCGTGTCCATGCCGACGAGCCATTGGCTGACGTTCAGGGCCTTGCTGACGGTCCAGGCCGACTGACCCGGAAGGGCATGGATGTTGACCGCCGAGTCGCCCCCCGTCGGGGCAATGTCGATCGTACCCATCGTCAGGCCACCGACGCCGGAGTCGAAGATCTTCATGTTGGATGCGGCCGCGCCGGAGACGGTCGGAGGACCGCTGCCGAAGTTCGCGAGCACGACGTAGAAGGGCCCGCCCGCAGCGTTCAGGACGAAGGCCGAAGCCCCGGTCCAGTTCATCTGACCTCCGATCCACGTGTTCGAATGCGCCATCGTGCTATCGCTCTTCGCGATGCATCCGAGCACCTCGTGGTCGACCGCGATGATGGAGTTCGAGTAGCTGTAGCCGTTGACAAACCAGTAGCCTATCGCCGCGTTGCCGACCGCGCCGCGCAGGATGCAGCTGACCACCTGGTCGCATTGTATCGCCACGCCGGAGCCGGAGCCCGGCCCATTGGCCACGACGTCGAGGTCGGAGTCGATCACGTAGCCGTATTTGACGGCGGTGCCGCCCGTGCCCGTGTTCTTGACGATGATGTTCTGTAGGTCGAAAGAGTTCATCGCGTCCGGATAGACGTCGGGCGCGGTCGCGTCACGCCCGAGCTGGAAGGTCACGCCCGAGCTGGTGCCGAGCACCTGGAAGTTGTGGAACACCGAGTAGAAGGCCGCGCCGCCCGTCGCCGTGCATTCGATCTGGAACTGAGGCGACCCGGTGCAGGCCGTGACGTCGATGGTCGTGGCGGCGGGTCCGCAGCCCTCCAGGATGATGCCGGAGCGGGCGACCAGGGCCAGGTCGAGTACGAGCTGGGTGCCGGTGATCTTCGCGGTGCCGGGGGGCATGCGGCCGGGCAGCTTCTGCGTCACCATCCCGTTCAGGAACGCCTGGAAGTTGACCGTATCGTCGGTCACACCGTCGAAGGCGCAGCCGAAGTCGGCCACGGGGTCGAGCCACGTCGCCTTGCGCTGCACCAGCTTCGCGGCGAACAGGGAGGTCAGGGCCTGGAGCACCTGACTGTTGGAGGTCTTGGACAGGGTGATGCCCGCAGCCGAGACGACGGCGCAGAGCTCTTCTTGGAACGAGTTCCACTGATCGGGATCGATGTCCGTCGCGGCCAGGACGCCGGGGACGCCCCCGGTCGCGTAGCCCGGGGTGCCTACGACGGCTGCGGGGGTCGGGAGCGCGCCGACCTGGGTGCCGTTGGAAATGCGGTGCATTGCGGTCCTCGCGGAAGGGTCGGAATCCTTCCGCGAAGCTACGTGCCCGCGACTACCGGACCAGGCGGCCTAGTAGTTGAAGATTACGGTCGCGTGCGCGGGCGCGACCTCCATGATCTGGCACTCGAGCACGGGGCTGTTCCACGCGCGGAACGGGGAGCCCATCGGGGCGGACCCGAAGGCTGCGGGCCGGATCGTGTCGTAAGGTGCCGTGACCTGCCACGCGTAAGCCCAGGCCGTCCCCCGCATCGGGCTCCCCATCGTGGCGCGCCCGAAGCGGGCCGGGGCGAACGTCTGGATGGTGATCGTGTAGCCGAGCGCGGCCGCGAGCCCGATGAAGTAACCCGCGCTGGCACCGCCCCGCGCGCCCAGCTTCGCGGCCACCGACGCCTGCGCCTTCGCGAGGGAAGGGTAGGGGCCGACGCAGGGGTCGGGCAGACCCAGGGTCTGCTCCCACTCGGGAAGCAGGGCCACCGTGGTCGCGGGGAACGCGTCGCCCACGAGCCCGCAGGCTGCGCCGTCCATCCTGGCCACGGAAGGCGTCAGCCCGGAGAGCGTCTGCACGAGCGTAGAGCTTGCGTCGCGCGGCCATACCCGCCCCCGGGGGAGCAGGGAGAGCAGCTGCGTCAGGTAGCTCGCGGAGGTGTTCGGGGTCGGTGTCGCCATCTCAGACCCCCGGCAGCGTCGTCGCGCCGTAAGTGATGGTCCCCACGGTCAGGATGCTGCCCGGCGGGGCGTTCACGGGCAGCGTCGGGCTGGCCAAAGTGAAGTCCCCGACGCCCGGAACGCTCGCGATCGCCGACTCGAACTCGGAGGGCAGGATGTAAGTGCCGAGCGGGGTCGCCTTGCGTAGGAACACGTCGGCCAGGGCTGCGGTGACAAGGGCCGCGCCCCCGGTCGGCAGCGTCGCGTCGTTGATCGTGAACGCCAGGGGCGCGGGCAGGGGCGCGCACGCATAGACCAGGGCGGGAACGGGCTGGAGGGGGAACAGGGCGTTGGCAAGTGCCAGCTGGTCCCCGGTCGCGGGGTCGTCGCGCAGCTCGGCCGTGGCCACGCCGTTCGTGCCCTGCGGGAAGCCCGCGAACGCGTTCCCGTCCTCCATGAAGAACACCTGAACGGTCCCCGGCCCCAGGCCGCAAGGCACGGTCCAGGCGCGGGTGATCCCCGGCTGCGCGGTCGCCCATTGCACGTAGTCGGCCGCGTCGCCGCCGTGCGGAGGGGCGCGATACTGCGCGAGGTAGCGGTCGCGGTAGCTGCCGTTGTCCTCGACGTCGAAGCCCGACGCCGCCTGCATGCTGCCGATGGAGACGATGCCGGGGACGGCGGCGGCCAGGGCGACCTGCGTCCCGGCGTCCGTGTCGCCCGCGCTTCCCGGCACCGAGCAAAGGATCGGCACCGTGACCGTCGTCGCCCCCGCCGCCACGGTGCCCGCAGCCGTGGTCGTGAAGGCGGTGCCGTCGTTCCTCTGGAGGGCGGTCCCGGACGGGATCGTCGTGCCCGCCGTCCCGGTGAACGTCGCGGTGCCCGTCGCGGCGGTCGCGGCTTTCCTTGTCACGCCGACGAGCCCGCCCCAGGCGTCGGCGTACTCGTCCGTCGCCGTGTAGGGGGTGCATTGGAGGGCGATCCAGTCTAGGTAGCCGTAGAGCATGTAGATCAGCCCGGCGAACACGGTGCCGAGCACCCGCAGCACGGCGCGCCGGAGCAGGGAATCCGCGTTCGGCAGGTCGCTTGTGGCAATGTCGGAGAGCACCTGGGAGCGCAGCTGGGTCAGCGTAGGTCGGGCGAATGGCATCGGTTCAGGCTCCCTGCTGCGCCCAGACCCAGCCGAAGCCGAAGGTCGAGACGGTGCCGTTCGGCTCGGCGATCGTCACGCGAATTGCGAGACGGATACCATTCTGCCATTCCGTGACTACCGCGACGGACGCCGCCACCCCGTCCGCGATCAGCCACGCCAGGGCCTGCTCGCAGTAGGATTTGGCTTTTCCGAGCACGGCCTGGGTCTTCTTGCTGCGTGCCAGCTGCCACAGGTTCGAGCCGATGTGCCCGTCACCCGGGTCGCCGTATGAATCCCCCCACCATCCCCGGCGGTCGGCCGACCCGTCGTTCGGGGTGAAGTCGGGGGTCGCCAGGGCGTCTGTAAACAAGGAAACGACGACCGCGCTCTGGAGGTCGGACCCGATCTCGATTTGGCCGTCCAGGAAGACCCAATCGCCGCCCGCCGCCTGCGGGACCCATTGAACGGTTATGTCGCCCACGGACTACTTCTCCTGCTGCTGGGGCGGCTGCGTGCTGCCGTCCCCTGTCTGCACGCCGGGGTGCACGTGTCCGTCGTACACGCCCCTCTGTGCCGCCATCGTCTCGCCGGAGCCGTCGCAGTTGTCCTTCACGTCCCCCGTCACCTCGAGCAAGGCCGTCTCCATCCGGACCTGCGGGGTGTTCGTTATCTTCAGCGGCAACCCGCCGCCGTTCACGACGATCCCGGTCTGCGACAGGCGCACGGACTGCCCACGCCCGTCGTGCACCACCACCTCGCCCGCGAGAAGCTCGACGTGGTACCGCTGGTCGGCCGTGCCGACGCAGACCCCCTTGGAGCGGTCGCCGCCAAGGAAAAGGACGAGCGCGTCGGCACCGGGCAGCGGGGAGCTCCCGAATCCGAAGTGCGAGATGACCGGCAGTCCGTCGACCGTCTCGAGGCCGTTCAGCGTCGCCTGGAGCGTCCGCACGTTCGCGGCCTCGGTGACCGGGCCCACGGTGCCGTGCGAGAGCAGCAGGGACACCCGGCGCATGACCTCCCGGATCACGGCTTGCCTCCCGCGCTCGGGGCGGGAGGCGACTGCGGCCCGGCCGCAGGCGGGGCGGGTGCCGAGTTCGCGATCGCCGAGTTGAAGTCGTAGAAGTTGATGGGCTCGGGGCTGAACGCCTGCGGCGGCATCAGCACGACTTCCGCAGTTGTCCCGCCCGACAGGGACTTCGTGTAGGTGACCTCGCTGACCAGCCACGTCGCGCTCGGCAGCTTGAGGGCAGGCATCCGCACGGGGGCCAGGGTGTTCGGGGTCCAGAGCTTGCCCGCCGAATCCCGCCAGCTATCGCAGACCACCTTGATCGACTTCGACCTGCCGTAGCGACGCGCCTTCTCCCAATTCGCCCGCGTCTGCGCGAAGTTGGGGTCCGAGCTGGTGACCTGCTCGGAGATGATGACCAGCTGCCGCCCCGCCCGCACGTCGGGGTCGGTCGCCTTCTTGCCGTTCGCCACCAGGCCACCGGCCGCGCTGATGCCCTTGAAGTTGTCCACCGCCATCGGGACCGCGATGTAGGTCGCGAAACGCTGGTCCATCGTGAAGGCGACGGACCCGCTCTGCACGTTCTCCCCCTGCACGAAGCCGCTGGCCGCGCTGGTCTGGCCAACGGTCGCGATGATGATGCTGCCGTCCGTGTCGTCGTACACGACCACGCCGGAGTATCGGGACACCCGCTCCAGGATATCCCACGCGCTCTCCGTCAGGCTCACGTTGAACTGGCTCAGGGCGAAGTCGGACTGCGCTAGGGCCTTCACGGAGATCCCGTAGGGTGCCGCGAGGTCGGTCGCCAGCTGCGAGAGGGTCGTCGAGGAAAACTGCCCCGTCACCCGCTCGGCCGAGCAGTCGACCATGTCCTCGCTCTTGCTGCGCCCGCTGATCGTGATCCGGTGTTCCTCGGGGGAAACCTCGGCCGTGTAGCGGTCGACGTAGCCCGTCAGCACGAGGTCCTCGCCCAGCTTCACGGCGCAGGTCTGGCCGGGCGAGATGTCGATAGCGGCCGCGTCCAAGGGATATTTCTCGGTGACCTCGACCTCGAAGTCGCTCGGCATCCGTTCCACGCCGCGCGTCAGGCGCACGCCCGTCCACCCGGTCCAGGCGCGCCCGTTCACCATCAGGGTCAGCTCGTCGGGGGCGGGTGCGGTCATTGGGACAAGGCCTCAAACGAGAGCGGCATGAAGACGGGATTGGCCGGGCCAGCCTCGGCGAGCAGCTCGTCGGCACGGGTCGCGTCGGCGTAGAGCTGCCAGGCGAGCACGAGGCTCGGCAGCGGCTGCGCGCGGGTCACCGTCGTCATCCGGGCGAGCGACGCGCCCCGGCGCGTCAGGTCGGACACGCAGGCGGCGCGGACGGCCCGCAGGGCGGCATACGAGCGGTCGTCGCCCGCGTCGCCCGCCACCGTGATCTCGGCGTCCAGCAGGGCCGTTATCGCCGACCTGAGCGCGGCGGCGTCGTCGTAGCTCGTGGGGGCGTAGGACGCCGCCGCCGACACGCACGCCAGGCACGCCGTGCGACGGAACAGGGCTGCGGTCGCGGTCGCGGCGGCAAGCCGGGGGATGCCGAGCCCGCCTACCGTGGCGGGCGGGACGGGCACCGGGACGGCGGCCAGGAACTGCCCCGTGACCCGCACGAGATCCGGGGCGGGCGGCCAGCACGCCGCGAACGCGGTGACGGCGGACTGAATTGCGGTCGCCGTCCCGGTCGCGCCGCCGCCCTGCGCCGTGGCGAAGGCGTTCGCGAACGCGGCCTGTGCCGCAGCCCGGTTCGTCGCGGCCAGGGACAGGAAGGCGGCGGCCACGGGCCCGCCGTCGCCGCCGAATATCCCTGCACCTGCCGAGAGCACCGTCGAGACGAGCGAGGTCGCGTCCAGGAAAGCGAATCGGCCGAAGCTGACGACGGAGCCCACCGCGCCGAGCACGGAGCCCACGGCACCGGACACGGCCCCATAGACGGAGCCCACGGCGGCCTGCACCGAGCCGAGCACCGAGCCGAGGTCCCCGGATACTGACAGCAGCGCGTTTGCCGGATCCGCGAGCAGCCCGGACACGAACGCCCCGGCCTGGGTGATCTGCCCGCAGACCGCGTCGACGACGTCCGGACCGTCCTCCAGCGTCGTCCCCATGTCGTCCGTGAAGTCGCCCGCCACGTCGTCCCGCGCGGCCGTGGCCATTCCCGACGCCTGGCCCTGCGTGTCCACGGCGGACACGGGGGAGCGCGCGGCGGTCGAGTCCGCCGTCTCGACGAAGGAAAACGAGAGCTCGATCACCCGGCCCATCTCGGCGCGCTCTGCGGCCTCGACGGGGGCTACCAGGGCGACCGTCAGGGACCCGAGCGCGGGGTGAACGAGCGTGCCCGCTCCGGCCTGCTCGCACGCGTCGAGCATCCGCTGCTGCTGGTCGAGCACGTCGTCGCCCACCAGGAAGCCGGTGAACTCGATCTCCCGGCGGGCCCGGCCCATGTCCTCGACGAACACGAGGTCTCGGTAGGGGTAGTCGTGCACCGCGGTCCTGCGCCCGCGCCGGATCGTCGTCGCGGTTACCTCGAAGGGGATGCCCCTCCAGCTCGCGGGCTGGAGGTTGTCGGCCCAGGTGCCGAGTGTCGAAGTCTCGCTCATGCGCCCGCCCCCGCCATGCTCTTGACCACCAGCGGGCCGGTGCTGATGCCCTTGCCGCTGCTGCTGACCGTCGCGGTCGTGCCCGGCGGCGGGTTCGTGTGCGTGACGTCCACCTGCACGTGTCCGCCCGGCGCGCCGCCCGCCGTCGCCCCGGTGCCGCCGCCGACCCCGATGGGATCGCCGTTGGCACGCGCGATGTTGATCGCGCGGTCGACCATCTCCGGGGTGACCGCCTTGCCCTCGCGGGCTATGTCGGCCAGCAGGAAACGCTTCGCCTGCGCCGGGTCGGTCAGGTCGTATTTCGCGTCCGGGTTCATCCCCGCGTGTCCGCTGATCGTCTTGATCATCTCGGCCGTGGGGTTCTCGGACGGCGGGCTGCGGCGGGTGATTTCCTTGCTCACGGAGTCGTAGCCGCGCCGCTGGTCGAGGATCATTTGGTGCAGCCCGGCGGCGATGCCTGCCTCCGGCGTGCCATAGACACCCCACCGGCCGTTTCGCCCGATGACCCCGGGCTGGTCCTGGCGGTATTCCAGGTTGGTGGGGTTGTTGTTGTGCCACTGACCATTCTCGGCGTTCGCCAGGTCGACGTTCCCGCCCCTGCGCGAGTTCGGCGCGGTCGGCTTAGGGTGCGCCGCGTCCCATGCAGCCTGGAGGTTGTCGGGCAGCTGACCCTTCTCGCCGAGGATCTGCATGTTGTTCCCCTTGTAGGGGTTCGGGCCCGTGGCCAGCTTCAGGTCGTGGTCGGCCTTCCGCGTCTCCTGCCAGGCGTCGTAGCTCTCCTTGCACTTGTAGAGCTCGTAGGCGATGCCCGCGATCGCCAAGGCCACGGCCGTCATCTCCGGCGCGGCGAGGGCGATCTTCGTCATCACGCCCGAGCAGGTCGAGAGCAGGCTGACGAGCTGCCCCACGGGGCCGAGCACGCCAACCACCCAGCGCAGGGCCATCAGGCCGAGCACGCCTTTCAGGGCCACGTCCCACCCGCCGACCGCCGTGACGACGCTGCCGAACGCGCTCGCTACGCTGCCGACGCCCGCGCCGACCGCCGTCCAGTCGACGCCCTCGACCGACGTCGCGATGCCCTTGAAGAAGGCGTCCACCTCCGGCCCGTGACCGTCCACCCACCGGGACAGGTCCCCGAGCAGCTGGCTCAGGACGGGCTGCAGGTGCTCGCCCAGCGAGTTCCCGACCTGCGTCGCGGACTGCCGCACGGCCTCGATCTTGCGCCGGAAGTCGTCCGCAGCCTTCGCCGCCGCGTCGCTGTAGCGCGAGTGCTTGCGGGCCTCGTCGCCCGCCTCCCTCAGCGCGTCGGAGCCGTTGTTCAGGGCCGGTGCCAGGGCGTCGTAAGACCCCCCGAGCAGCACGGAGCCGAGGTATGCCTGGTAGGTCGGGTCCTGTATCCCGGCGAGCTTGTCCGAAATCTCGGGCAGTATCTGAGCGGCCGTCTTGGTCGAGCCGTCGAGGTTCCGCCACGATAGCCTGAGCGTGTTCAAGGCGGCCACGGCCTCTGGCGCGCCCCGGCCTGACCCGATGTTCTTCAGGTTGTCCTCGAGGGTCGCCATGCCCCCGGATACGGCTCCCCGGTCGCCGCCGAGCAGCGCGACGGCGTTCTGGAGGTCGTAGAGCGCAGAGGCTGACATCTTGGCCCGCGCGGCCTGGTTCTTCAGCGAGGTCCCGAAGTTGGCCCACGCGCCCACCACCTTCGCCACGCCCGCGACGGTCGCGGATGCCGTGACGATGCCGAGCGCGCTGGCCACGCCCGCGATGGAGGAAGCGACCTTGTTCGCGCTTCCGCGCACCTTCTCGAAGGCCATGCCGACCTTCGTGATGCCCGAGACGTCCGCGAACTTCTTCAGGCTCGCGCCAAGGTCCCTGGCGGGCTTCGTCGCCTGCTGGATCTTCTTGTTTACCGCCTGGATCTTGGCGGTCGCCTTGTCGGTAGCGGTGATCGCGACGTTGAAGACTTGGGCTGCGCTCGCCATTTCAGCCCTCCCTCCGGCTACCCGCTTCGATCATCCTGTTCGCCGCCTCGACCCACTCCCCGAGCTCGCCTCCGGTCAGCTCCCACGACTCCTTCGGCCCCCACCCGTAGAACTTGCTGAGCTGCGCTGGCAGCTCCTTCCAGTTCTGCGGCCAGCCGGGGCTGGCTACTTTCCCAAAGGGTTTTCGTTGGTCCCCAGCACGAAGGCGACGATGAAGTCGAACGCCCGGTTGAACTTGGAAATCGGCAGGCTCTCGATGACGCCGCGCGGCGCGCCGGATACGAGGCTGACGAGCATGATCTGGTACGCGCGGCCCTGCTCGGGGCTCGGGTTCGCGCCCTTCAGCAGCGTCTCGGCCTGCTTCACCTGGAGGGCAGTCGGCTCCCTGACCGTGATCTCCGACCAGCTGCCGCCGTTCAGGTTAATGGGCTCGGCGAGCTCGATGGTCAGCTCGGTCGCTTCGTTCTCTTCGCTCACGTGCGCTTTCCTTTCTTACGCGGCCGCGTATCCGGCGTCGGACACGTTCGGGCCCTCGAACGTGATCTCGAAGCTACCCTCCTTGCCCGATACCGCCAGGGCCTCGGTGACCCACATGCCGCTGCCCGTCACGTTCTTCCCGTTCGCGGCCAAGACCTGCACGGTCGAGTCCGTCAGCGCGGCGAGCGTGTTGATGCTCAGGTCGAAGGCGTCGAAGATCTTCGCGGTGATCTTGCCTGGGTTCGGCACCTCTGAGTAGCCCGGGATGCCCGAGAGCCCCTTGAGGGACTCGCGGACGGGCGCGCCCGGCGTCCAGGTAACCTCGTCGGCCACGTTGTAGGCGGCCCCGTCGATCATGAACTGCGTTACACCAGCAAGGCGTCGGCTGTTGTTTGCGGCCACGGCCGTTCTCCTTCCGGTTTTCTTTAGTTACCCGTCGAGTTCTGGAACTCGACGAGGGCGCAGAGCTGCCGCAGGGCGTCGATGGGGACGATCGGGAACATGCCGTCGACCCTGCACCTGTTCTGCCCGTTGCGGACCACGACCAGGTTCGCGGCGAATGTCGCTGCCTCCTGCGCCAGGCCTTGGCTGACCAGCTCTCCGTACCAGGCGATGATCGCGCTGCGGATCGTGTCCGTGGTCACGATGCCGGAGCCCGGCGTCACGTTGGTTCCGGAGTCCGCGAGCTTCACCCTGCCGAACGTGCTCTGCACCTTGGAGCGCAGGTAGCGGATGCAGGCCGCGATGGTGTAGAGCCGCTCGACGTACAGGTAGCTGTTGTCCGGGTCGCCGTAGGCGTCCGTCTGGTACGTGGTGATCGCCTGCTCGATGGCGCAGCTTCCGTCCGGTCCGACCGTGAAGGTGCTGATGCCGTCCCAAAGCAGGGTGTTCCGGTCGCCCGGCACGAACTGCTGCGCGGCCGGGGGAGCCAGGACGTCCAGCTGGAGGGTCTGGAGGGGCAGGCCGGGGTCGGCACGAAGGCCGACCGCGCTCGCGCCGCAGTAGTTCGCGGCCCAGGCCCACGGAGCCGAGGGCGAGCCGTTGTAGCCCATCACCGTCAGGTGCGGGTCGTTGAGGCCGTTGCCGAACGTCGCGAGCGCGGCGACGGTGCCCTGGTAGGCGGTGAACGCGCCGCCGTAGAGCATCTTGTCCCACGACCAGCGGTCGGCGAGGAAAGAGGTGACCGCCTGGAGGGAGCCCGTGTCGGTGTAGGGCACCGCGAGGAAGTCGAAGCCCATCGTGCCGATGACCGCGAGCGCGTCCACGACGTCGGGGACGCCCGTGCCGCCAGCCATGCCAGCGATGTTCACGACCAGACCTGCCGGGACTGCTTCACCGCCGGGCACGCCCAGGTAGTTCAGGCGTAGGTCGATGCTGTTACCGGTTGCGCCCTTATGGTTCGCGGTCACCGTGACCACGCCTGCGGCTGCGGCAGCGGTGACCTGCACCTTGGGATTGGTGTTGATAACGGCCGCGAGCGCGGTTGCGACCTGTGTCGGGGTCTGTGTCGGCTGCACGGGTATCGCGCAGAGGTGCCCGGAGACGTACAGGGACAGGGTGCCAGCGGCCGTAGCGGGCGCGTTGATGGTTACGGTGCCGGAAGCGGCGACGCCGCCGCTCGGGTCTGCCAGCGGCAGGGCCCACACCTCACCGAAGCCGTCGCGCTTGCGATACCAGGCGACCATGCTCGCGAGCATGGAGCCCTTACCGAACATGCCGTAGCCGTTGCCCGAGATCAGCACCGGCACGCCGGGGGGCACGCTCGCGGACGCGGTGATCTGGCCGACCAGCAGGGCGCGCTGCGTCTGTGGCGCGGAGTTCGCCTGGCTGTTGTTCACCTCGGCGAAGAACAGGGGAATACGCAAGTTGTTCGGGATGCTCTGGAAGGCAACCGCGCCCGCGGTGTTGTTGATCGAGCCGCTCATTCACTTGCTCCTTCGGACGCCGCGGGTGCGGTCTTGTGTGTCACGTCGCCGTCGAACAGACGCCGCCGCCAGTAGAGAGACGCCGGGACCGTCCGACCCCCGACGGGAAGGAAATCCCGCAGGTCCGGGTCGCGGACTAACATTCCCGCCCGTGGCTCCAGCTCAAAGGTCTCGTTCGAAGGGCGCACGGACGGTTCTCCTTAGGGCACCAGAGGCGCGCTGAGCGGCACGCCAACAGAGAAGGTCGTCTGCTCGCAGTCGGTGCACGCGCCGTCCTCGGGCGGCGCGACGTCGTAGGTTTCGGCCCACTCGCAGGTGAAGGTCACGCTGACCTCGCCCACGGATTCCTTGCCCGCGTCGACCTGCTTGGGGATCTCGATGGTCGTCTTGACGCCGCTCACGCGCTCGATGGCACCGTTCCAGCCGAGCAGCCCGGGCGCGGTCAGGACGCTGGATACGATGGCCCCGGCGAACGCCTCGGCGTCGGCCTCGACCGCGACCGCGTCGATCCCGGACACGGCGGCCTGCACGACCATCTGGAGCGACACGGCGAAGCGGGTGTGCGTGCTCGACGCCGACGCGGACGTCTTCTGCTCGTCCCAGCCGTACACGAGCACGGCGGGGAGCGTCGGCAGGGTCAGGGGCCAGCTGCGCGCCTTGAAGACCTGCGCCCCCAGGGGCCGCACGGCCTCGGCCACGATTTCGGCCACGAGGTCGCGGACCTCCGAACGGGCGGTCGGCTCGGGTGCCAGCGAAGCGGCGTCGGGGCCCATTGTGTAGCTCACGTCAGGGCCTTCAGGATGCAGCGAAGGTGCCCGCGCCCGTCCGGTTCCACGTTCACGACGAGCCAGTCGGCCGATGCCACGTTCACGCGATCTCCCTGCCCGCAGACGACGCCCGCCGGGACTTGGCTGGCCCGGATGCCGAGCATCGGTTTCGAGGAAGCCACCGGCACGCCGGAGGAAAAGTCGACGTCCGCGTAGGCCGCGTTGAACGCGCCCACCGTGTCGAAGGCGGTGCCGCCCCTGGGGGAATAGACGACCGGAACGCCGAAGGCCCGCATCGCCGCTGCCAGGGCCGCGTCGAAGTTGACCTGCACCGGGTGCGCCTCCTGCAAGTATAGGCGGGGGCATAAGCCCCCGCCGAAAGACTAGACGGTCGCGCTGTAGAGCACTTCCGGCCGCAGGCAGTAGAACATGGGGTAGCTATATGCTTCCATGGTCCAGAACATGTTGCGGTCACGGTCCGGGATGGGGAGGATATACTGCTCCTTGCCCAGGGTGTTGACCCATTCCATGCTCTCGCCCGGCGCGTAGGCCACGCTGAAGAGCGCGGGCGCGTTCGGGAACAGGGCACAGCTGTTGTTCGGGATCTTGATGGTCGCGTTGTCGTCCGAGCCCCTGTAGTTGACCCAGTCGACCCCGCCGAAGGGGAAGGTAGAGAACGCGCCGCCGACGTCCGCACGCAGCTCGCGCGCGTCGCTCCAGTTCACGAAGGTCCGGATGACGTCCGGGTGCGAGCAGAGTTCGTCGTAGAACGTGTCGCCGCAGAGCCCGACGACGCGAGTGCCCTGGGGCATGCCGCCCTGCGCCGCGCGGGCCATCGGCCGCAGGATGTTCTGGTTGATCGCCGTCCGCAGCGTGTTCGCCACCGGGGTCGCGAGCCCGAGGGAGAACGCGGCCGGGCGGGTCAGGCCGAACTGCGCGTAGAGGTCATACAGGGTCTGCCCCGTGCCCGGGTCGGTCACGTAGCCCTGGACGGCCGCCAACCGCAGGAACTCCTTGGTGTACTCGAGGTTCGCGAGCAGGCCGGTGGGTCCTGCAATCCTGCGGGAAACCTCAGCCTCAATCTGCATCAGTTCCGTTTCGCTACCGAAAGCACGGATATCTTGCAGCTCCGACGCGCGGATGGTGTCGCTCGTCATGAGGCGGGGCACCTTGAAGAAGAAGCCCTGCCTCTTCTCCGTGGTCCTCTGCTTGCCAGCCTCGCCGCGCTCGCTGAACGGCACGAGGTAGAGCTTGCCCTGGCGGGATTCGACCGCGAGGTTCTGCGTGCGGATGGGCTGCGGCGTGAACAGGCCGAGCGAGCCGATACCGATCGGGTTGAACGGGACCTTCTCCACGGCTTCCGTCAGGGAAACCGTGGAGAAAAGATCCTGCTGGAAGACGTTAAGCGAGGCCATGTGTGTTCTCCCTGACCGCGCTTAGCGGAAGATGACTTGGGGGACGGCCAGCTGGGTCTTCGCGGCCGCGATCTGCGGGGCGGTCAGCGTGCCGTATTGGATTTCCGAGGCGTTCACCTCGGCCTGCCGCGTGACGACCGCGCAGTAGGTGTTGGCGGCGGACGCGTCGGTGTCGGCGTAGAGTATGCCGATCGCAGTCTCCGAGCCGTCCGTGGCGGTGGGGTTCAGCACGGTCACGAGCCCGGAGGTCGTGATCTGGCCGAGCAGCGACCCGGCAGGAAGGGCCTGGCCAGCGGCGAGCTGCATGCGGTCGAAGCTGATGTTTCCGCGACCGACCGTGATCAGGAAACCGCCGGTGTGCCAGCCCTCGAAAAGGGGCGAAGTGACGGGGGTGAGTGCCATTTGTTCGCGCTCCTTTTACTTGCGGCGGGCGGAAGCGCGCTCGAGAGCGGCGACCATGGAGGAAGTCGGGGCCGGGGTGCTGCCGCCCGCCGTGCCGATGCTCGGGTTGCGGGCGGCGCGGCCTGCGGCTCCCGAGGCACCGGACGCCGGGAGCTCGGCCAGCGCGTCAACGATCGCCGAGGCGGGGAGGTCGGTGCTCGCGAGCAGCTTCGCGGCGACCGCCGGGGCCTTCGCAAAGGACGCGTGGCTGAGCACGGCGGCCCAGCGGTTGCGCTCGGCGGCGCGGGCGGACGCGGCGGTCGGCACCGAGCGGGCGGCGGCGGACTTCGCTTTCTTGCCCTTCTCCTTGGGACCTTCCTCGCGCTCGTCGTCGCCTTCGTCGGCGTCGGCGTCCTCGTCGTCTGCATCGTTCTTGTCGGACTCCATGCCCTCGTCGGCATCGTCCGTCTGGTCGTCGGCGGCGGTCTTGCCCTTCGCCTTGCCCTTTGCCTTCTTGCCCTTCCCGGAGTCGTCCTCGACGGGCGGGGCGTCCTTGTCTTCCTTGTCGTCCTCGGCGGCTGCGGCAGCGGGACGGGCAAGGCCCGCCAGGTGCGCGAAGCTCAGCGCGGCGGCGTTGGCTGCGGCCTCGATTTCCTTAGGCATCAGTTTTTCCTCTTCGAAGGCAGCGACGCGAGCAGCGCGCGGAACGCCTGGTCGGGGCTCATCACGCGGTCAGCGTATTGGCCCGCGACTCCCGCGCTCCCGAGAAAAGTTCCCGCTTCCGTGTCTCGGACCTGCTTCGCGGGGATGCCCCTGTTTCTCGCCACGGTCTGCACGAACAGGTCGCCCATCGCGTCGACGTCGGCCTGGAGCCGGGACAGGGCCTCGTCCGCGAGGGGGGCGTAGCTGGAGCCCTCGCCCTTGCGGTCGCCGTAGGTGATCAGGGTCACGGTCACGCCCTCCTTCGAGAGGGCCTTGCTGATATCGGTGTGCATCAGGATCACCCCGACGCTCCCGGTGCCCCCGGTGCGGGGGACGGTCACGACGTCGGCGGCAGAGGCGATCGCGTAGGCCGCGCTGAACGCGCTCTCGTTCAAAATCGACCAGATCGGCTTGATGCCGCGCGCGTTGTAGATGGTGTCCACCAAGTCGAAGCATCCGCATACCTCCCCACCGGGGGAGTCGATGTCGAGGACGATCGCATCGACTTTCTCGTCCGACAGCGCGCACATCACCGAAAGCCGGATGCCGTCGTAGCCGGTCATGCCGCAGTAGGGACGCACCGACCCGAGCCTTTGGACCAGGGTGCCCCGGACGGGGATGACCGCGACCCCGGACACTACGTCGTAGCCCTGGTCCTCCTTGCGGCGGGCCCTGGCCGAGCTGACGTCCTCGTCGTCGTCCATCCACGCGGCCGGGGCCAGCGGCACCGTCTCGCCGCTCGACCTGCGGAAGCGGGACACGCCCAGCCGCTCCGCGAGCGCGGCCGCGACCATCTCCCCCTTCTCGGGGGTGATCGCCAACGGGCAGTTGTAGAGCTTTTGCGCGAGGAACGCGAAACGGGACACGGCAGGCCCTCCGGCGCGAATCCTTCACGCCCGCAGCTCCCGGGCAAAGGACGGCTTGCGGCGGGGGCCGGGACGGGCGACGCTGGAGGGCAACGGAGAAACCGAATGCGCCTCGCCAAGGTCGCCAGATACGCCGTGGAGGGCATACGCGAGAACTGCCGGGAGACGGGCCGACAGGTCCGGAGCAGCGGCTGGGAGGGCTGGGTCGCGGTCGGCACCTTCTGCCACGCGACGTCCGCGCCCCTCGAGATCAGGCGTCTCGCGACACAGGACAGGGACGCCTACGAAAAGGCGTGCGCGCAGGTCGATGCCTGGCTAGAGGCAGAGATCGCCAAGGAAAACGCCGCCGACCACAAGTAGGGGGTTACGCCCCGGACGCCCGGTGCAAGCATCGGGGCAACAGTCGGGCCGGAAGGGCGGGGCTTATCCGAACGCGATACGCAGCGGCTTTCCTTTGGCCGTGTGCACCGTGCAGCCCCTCCCGGACCACACGCCCGAAGTTCACGAAGGCCGTCCCTGTTGCCGGGGACGGCCTTTCCCGTCAGACGGGCAGCGGCACCGTACGGGCCCTGCGCCTGACGGCAGCATCAACGGCGTCGGCGTGCGCCTTGCAGACCCACGGCACCCGGCTCTCGGACCGAATGTCGGACGCCCACCCGGTCAGCCGATCCTGCCGATGGAGCTGCTTCGACGTCATGTCCATCGACATGCAGGCGGCAGTACGCAGGGTCGCCTCGGCCGCTTCCAGGGCGGCTCCCCGCGAGTTCTGGTAGAGGTGCGCTATGGTCCGGTTGTCGTCGGGCACCAGCCCCGCGCACTCGGCCAAGTGCGCGAAGGCGTCGGCCAGCAGGCAGAGCTCGGGGTGCACCTGCACGGCGTCTTCGTGCGTCGGCACGGCCCCGACGCTGCGGCGGTCGGTGACCTCGCCCCAGGCGTCGTAGGTCGCGATCAGGGCGTTGTCCGTGTCGAGATCGTAGTCCTCGACCTCCGTGATGACTGTGAACACGTGGTGCTTCTCCTTGCTGGAGCGACAGGGAAGGGCGGCGCGCGGCGGGTGTCAACGGGAAAACCGCAAGGATTCGCTTGTCCTTGCATTCGGATATCCCGAAGGAAATCCATTGACGGGATATCCGAAAAGGACCTAACACAAGGTCGGCCGTCGCCACACGGAGGAAGAAAGACATGCCGCAGCTACAGTTCCGCACCAGCGGAGAGAGGGGGCTGGCCCTGTGGGCCAAGGCCCGGGGTTGGACGCTCCTGGAGAGGAACGGGACTAACCATTTGCGGATCCTATGGCCGGAATCGGGGGTCGTGACCACGCTCCCGAGCTCGGTCGACGATGGTTTTCGCAAGCTGATGATGGGCCGGATCAAGCGCATCGAAACCAGCACTTACGTCGCCCCACCGGATGAGACGGCCCAGGTCCTCGACCTTTTCCCGCCCGTCGAGCACTTGCGGGAAGAGCTGGAGCTGGCACCGGACGTGCCGCAGGCCGCTCCGGACGTCATCGCGCCGACCCGGGCCAAGCGGAAGCCGTTCCCCGCTGCCGAGGCCGCAGAGCTGCTCAGGGCGGGTGCCGCCAAGAACGGCAGGGAGCTCGCGGAGCTCTACGGATTCACGCCCGCCTACGTCTATCGCCGCCTAGCCCGCCATGAAGCTGAAAAGGAAAACCTCCCCATGCAGACCACCACGAACTCGCACCGCCCCGAGGCCTCCGGCCGCATGATCGGACGCATGCTCGCGTCCGAGGCCTACGACGCCATCACCTCGGGGACCGTGAAATCGCAGGGCGCGCTGGCCAAGAAGCTCGGCGTGAACTTCCGCTCGGTGTCCGCCGAGCACCGACTGCCGTTCGTCTCGGAGGTCACCGGCACGACGTTCGGCCCGAAGGTCGCCGCGCCAGCGCAGCCAGTCGCAGAATCCCCCGACACGGCCCTCACGCTGAAGGGTCGCAAGCCCTACAGAAGTCGCCGGATCAACCATGCGGCGGCCAGGGCCATGCGAGACGGCGGCATGAAGGTCAGCGAGATCGCCAGCCGTTTCGGTGTCTCGACGGGCGCGATCTACTCCATCACCAAGGCGTCGCCCGCAGAGAGCCTCGACACGACCTTCACCCCGAAGGTCGGCATCACGCTCGACCCGGTGCCCGTGGCTGACCAGCAGGTCATCCTGCGGGAGCCGGAGCAGGTCGCCCGGCCGACCGACGACCTCGCGGCCATGCTGCTCGCCATCGGGCAGCGGGTCGCCGAGGCAGAGGCGCGCGCCCGTGACGCGGAATCCCGCGTCGCCGCTGCCGAGCTCCGGGCGACCCGCGCAGAGGCGTCGCTGGCCCGGATCAGGTCGTCGCTGGCCGACGCCTGACCCGTCGCGCCCGTCTCGGAACGGCAAGGGGCACCCCGCTCGGGGTGCCCCTTCTTCGTTCGGGCTGGAGGACTCGCGGGCGGCATGCCTGCGGGCATGGACCACGAGAGCAGCTTCCAGGCGTTCGCCCTGCCGAACCGGGTCGTCGTGCGCCACGACACGCCGGGCGCGACCTACCTGTCCGAGCTCTACCTGCGGGACGCCGATATCCTCCTTGAGCAGCTCGCGCGCGCACGCGAGGCGGCGGCGGCGATGGGCAGGCTGGAGCGGTGATCCTGTAACGAAACCTGATAACGTTACAGGATAACGTTACGGCAAGCTGTTACGGTAACTGTTATCGTAACAGCTGCATGCGTCACCTTTGGACGGGATTACCGATAACTTTTGTTCTCGGTAATCACCTCGCGCTATGCGGCCGTTTCGGGTTTCCCGTATCCCCGTGCGCGGGCCCGTATTGTGCCCGCCCTGGGTGCCCCGTGACGAGTTTTCGGGCATGCCGTTTTTCGCGTTCCCGTGGCCCGTGGCGGGCCATTCGGGTTTCCCGTAGGGGGACACATGCGACCGCCACGCAAGGATTTTCCTTGCCGGGCCCGGACGTCTTCAGGGCGGCGCGGTCATCATGTCGCTCAGGGACCTCTGGTCCCCGGCGTCGAACAGGTCGGCCAGGACCTGGAACGGTACGGTGCCGGGGGCGCAGCTGGCGGCGGCGCGCTCCAGGTCCTGGGCATCGATCAAGAGGGCGGCGCGGGCGGCCAGGGCGGTCGCGTAGCGTCCCGGCAGGAGGACCCCGCCACGGTAGGCCGCGTAGCCCCCGACGATGCGCCTGATCTCTCCCATGACCTTCCTCCCGGCCGACAGGATCGCACCCCGCGCCCTCTGCGGCCAGCGCAAAAGGAAAGGGCCGCCCCCTGCGGAGCGGCCCCGGCCCTGCATCGACGGCTCTGAGGGGCTGCCGTTGCCATACCGAAGGCGACTCGCATGAAACTCGAAGACCTGAGCCCGGAAGATATCCTTGTCCTGCGCCTGCTCTCTAAGGAGGAGCGGAGCACGTCACGGTTCAGCCGCCCTCGCGCTCGAGATCGCCGGGGCGGACGCCCCCCCCTCTCGCAAGCCACGCGTTGCGCGCCCACGAATAAATCCTTTGACGGCGGGGTCCCCCTGAGAAATCCTCGGTGGAGGGACGCTGCGGCTGGCTCGGCCGCGAGACGGTGAAGGCCAACGCATCTTGCATCGACGGCAGCGAAGGTTTGCCGTTGCCATACCGAAGGAGACTCGCATGACCAATCTCACCAAACTGAGCATAGAGGCTCCCAGCATTACCCTGGCACCGGCGCACGATAATGGCCAATCCGAGATTTATATTGGCGACTGCTTGCAGGTCATGCGGGCATTGGTAGACCGTGGCGTCCGCGTGGACTCGGTTGTAACCGACCCTCCGTATTCCAGCGGCACCAGGATGGAGGCATCCAAGGGGACTAGGAAGGCCATGACACGTGGAATGGGTGCCGCCGATTGGTTTGGCAATGACGCCCTGACGGCGCATAGCTTTGTATGGATGATGCGGGAGTGTGCCTTGCTATGGCGCGATCTGCTGGTTCCCGGAGGCCACGCCCTGGTTTTTATCGACTGGCGCATGGCTCCGCATCTGGCAGCCGCAATCGAGAGTGCCGACCTGAAGCACTGCGGCGTTCTGGTGTGGAACAAGACCTATTTCGGCATGGGCTCCTGCTTCCGCAATCAACATGAGTTCGTGCTGCATTTCACGAACGGAACGGGCAATCCGCCGCAGCGTCGCGACATCGGCAACGTGCTGTCCTGCAAGCCTGTCCGTAACGGCGACCACCCCACGGAGAAGCCAGCCGAACTTCTGGGGTGCCTCATCGAAGTAGTTACCCCACCGGGCGGCCTCGTGCTGGACCCGTTCGCCGGGAGCGGCAGCACGTTGTCAGCTGCGTTGGCTGGAGGATTCCGTGCCATTGGTATCGAGCGCGAGACGGGTTACCTTGATGCTATCAAGAAAAGGGTATCGCCCTGACCGCGCTACGGCCGAGGGTGAGGCCGTTCGGAAGCGGCAGGTCGTAGTAGTCAGGGTCGTGCGTGCGGCGGGGATTCTTTTTCTCGCATTGGTGCGTCTCCGTGTGGTGCCGAGGGAACTGCCCTCTTGTCCCTGATGGTAGGGACAACGGACGCAAGCGTCAACTAGACGCCGTCGATCCAGGCGTGGTGTTCGACCCGGTAGTGCGGCAGCGCGTCGGCCAGCCCGAGCAGGCGGGCGTTGAAGTGTGCCTGCTCGGGCGTGTCGAACTGCGCCGCCTGCCGGTGATCGAAGGACAGTCCGTGATGCCCCTGGCCACGCACGTCGGCCGTCCAATAGACGGGCGGCTCCCCGGGGTAGCTCAGGTTGACGATCCACCAGGTCCCCGACTGCCCCCGCCTCATCGACCGTCTCCTACTTCGCCTGCGGCGGCGTCGGGGTCGCGTTCTTCCCCTTGCCCTCGTCGTCGTCCGTCCCTCCGGAGCCCGGCGGCGGGGCCGACCAGCTCGGGGGCGGAAGGCCGAGCTCCTTGCACTTGGCGAGCTCGATGGCGCGCTGCTCGAGCACCTCCTGCCAGTCCGCACCGCTCTCGCCCGCGACGGCTTCCTGGAGCGTCGTAAGGCCCAGGTCGAGGCCGAGCCCGGTCGCCTGACGCTCCTTCAGGCCGTCGATCAGGCCCGCGCCGGGGCCGCGCCACAGGCAGCGCGCGTAGGCCGTGCGCGCGTCGAGGAAGTCGACGGCACCGCGCGGCAGCGGCACCTTGCCCTGCTCGAATACCTCCTGGAGGAAGTTCGCATAGACCTTGTTGGCGCAGCCGGAGTTGAACTCTGCAAGGCGGCGGCGGATGCTTCGCTCCGTCTCGGCCACGGCAGCACGCGCGCTGCTGTAGTTGGTTTCCGAGTAGTCCTGCGTCAGCTGCTCGTAAGAGACGTTGATGCAGGACGCCACGCCCCTCAGCATCTCGTGCGTGAAGTCGCTGAACGCGGAATTGGGCCTTTCTGCTGATACGGTCTCGATTTTTTCGCCCGGCGCGAGCGTGGGGATTGTCGCTCCGTTGAGCTGCGGACGGTGCTGCTCGTGGAAGTCGCTGCGGATGCCCTGATAGTAGCTCCAAGCCTCGCCCGCGCCGTCGCTGCCCGCGTCCAGCGCGCTCTCGACGAGCTGCGGGTCGAAAGGAGAAGTGATGTAGGTGCCGAACGTCGATGCGATGGCGGCGGCCTGGAGCTCGGTCCCGTAGTATTTCGCGAGCATCTTCAGCCGCCCCAGGACGGGAAGGAAGATTCCGAGGCCGCGATGCTGCCCGGCCCTCTCGCGGGAGTGATGGTGAATCGCCCTCTGCCAGCCGTCCGGGTCGTCGCGTTCGATGCGCTCCCACGTCACCGACTCGACGGCCTCGTACCACGAGTTCTGTTCCGCCTTCCGGACGTGGTAGGCGATTGGCCGACCGCGCTCGTTCAGCTCGACGCCGCCCCGCAGGTGCTTCTGGTCGACCATGTTGTTCGGGTTGCTCAGGCGGTCCGGGTCGATGACCTGCCAGCTGGTCGCGTATTTCGCGGCACCCCGCCCGATCTGGTCGGGAAGGCTGTAGCAGACCGCGAAGCCGTCACCGTCGACGAGGTAGTGCCAGAGGAACTGACGGAACTGCTGAGTGACCGTCATCTCGCCGGTCGCGTCGTTCCAATGGCCGATATCCTCGCTCCAGGCGCGCCACTCGCCCTCAACGAACTGCCGGAATTCCTCGGCCCACACCGCATCGTATGACGGGCCACCCTGCCGCGCGAGGAAGCGGTAGTCGGGCATGCAGGCGAGGCGGTAGCTGCCGCCGAGCAGGGAGTCCAGTATCCGGGTGATGGAGCCGGAGCACCAGCCGTCGTTTCGAACGAGGTCCCTGGAGCGGGCGACCATGCGGTCGCGCCAGTAGTTGATCTCCATGTCCGGGCCACGGATGGAGGGCAGCCACTCCCCGAACTCCGGGGTCGTGATCGCGGCGGCGTCGTAAGGAAAAGCCGCGCCCTGGAGCCCGCCCTGGAGCCCCGCGAGGTGCCTGGGCCGTCCCCCGGGGGACGGCAGCGCGAGCCCGCGCCCCGGGGCGACGGGCGCGTTCGGTATCCTGCTGATGCGGTATGCCATGTCTTAAAATCCCGGTCGCATGGGGCGGCGGCGCGGCGTCAGGCCCAGGGCGGAGGACAGGGCCCGGATGCGCTGCCGCAGGCGGTCGGAGTCCGCAGCCGTGAAGGTCGCCGAGGTGCCGCCGGTCCCCTGGTAGCTCACGGACACGGTAATCGCCCCTGTCTCCAGCTGCTGAAGCGCGTTCTGGCAGTCGGCCAGCCATTGCGTCAGCGTCGCCGCAGGAAGCCCCACGAACTCGGCCGGGACGATGGGCTGGCAGTAGGGGTCGAGCTGGCTCGAGGCCGATGGGATGGGCTGGAGCCCCGAGACGACCGACAGGCCCTGACCGATGGTTCCCGCCGCGCCCGTCAGGTCGGCGGGGTTGCCGAAGCCGTCGAGCAGCGGGCCGGGGACGGACAAGGAAACCAGCGTCACGGGCGCGGCGACGTCGGTCCCGGCCGGGACGTAGAGGAAGCCGAGCAGAGATCCGCTGACGTAGGACAGGGCCACCGTCGCGCCGTTCGAGAGCGCGGCCGAGATGCCGCCTAGCGACGGCACTGCGAGCGGCTTGCTGGTCTGTATCCGGAGTTCGACCGTGCTTCCGACCGCGACCACGGAGAGGTTGGACGTGATGCCGACGACGGTCGCCGTGGTGCCGTCCGCGACGCAGCCCTGGAGCAGCGCAGCCGCGCCCCCCTGCACGAGCCCGTTCCCGGCCGCGTCGACCACCGACCCGCCGTTGGCTTGGAAGGCCAGCACCGCCAGGGTACCGGGAAGGGTGCCAGCGGCCACCGACGCGGCGAAGCGCAGGCTGGTCGCGCTGCTCCCCGCAGGGACGTAGGTCGCGGACCCGACCGAGGTCAGCAGCTGGATCGGTCCGGACACGATGACGGGCTTGGACAGTCCGAGCACGATGGCCGGGGCGGACCCGATGCCGTAGTCGCCCGGGGCGCAGGTGACCGAGGTGATGGTCGGCGCGACCGCGTCGACGATGACCCCCGCGACGGTCGCGGCGGCCCCTGTCACGACCAGGTTGTTCCCGGCCGCGTCGGTGATGCCGCCGCCGACCGACAGGGCGGTCGTGACCAGCGAGGAAGAGGACGCCCCGGGCGGGACCACGAGGTCGAACGCCAGGCTGACCGGGGTCGAGCTGGCAGCGACGTAGTAGGCGGGGCCGAGCGCGGTCCAGAGCACGGGCGGCTGCGCGGCGTCGACCAGGCGGGTCGCGGCCGACGTCGCCACGCGGACCAGGATCGTGGCACCCGCGCCGTATTCCCCGGCCGGGGCGGACACTCCGGTCACGGCGGGCGGCGCGCCAGCGGCAAAGACGCCCGCGAGCGAGAAGGTGCAGGGCCCGGACAGGGCGGCACCGGACGCCACAGACGTGATCGTCCCGCCGTTCAGGTTCAGGTCGGTCACGACGACGGCGGCCTGCGCCCCGGCGGGGACGACGACGGAGAACGTCGCCGTGGTCGCCGTCGTGCTCGCGAGGTGCGCCGCGCCGATGTTGAGGTCGAGGATGGGGGACGGGCCCGCGAACGCGACGGCCATGCTGAAGCCGAGCACGATGCTCAAGACCGAGCCCGCAGGATACGTCCCGGCCGTGGCGGTCGCCCCGGTGACGGTCGGGGAGTTCGGCACCACGACCACGCCGGGCAGGGCGCACGCGGCCCCGGTCGCGACCAGTGCGTTCCCGGCCTCGTCGACGATGGATCCGCCCGCGTCGGTCAGGCCCGTCGTCGAGATGGGGCCAAGGGCCGCGTTCGATGCGATGGTCAGCGAGAACTCGAGCACGGTCGCGCTGCTGCTGCCCGGCAGGTAGGTCGCGGTGCCGATGGAGGTTGCCAGGCTCGGGGTCCCCGAGACGGTGACCGCCTTGCTGGTCGCGACCGCGATCAGGACCTGCTCGCCCGAGAAGTAGCTTCCTGCGGCGGCGGTGACCGAGGCCACGACGGGAGCCACGCCGTCCAGCGTGATACCGGACACGATGCCCGTGGCACCGCTGGCCACGAGCGGGTTCCCGGCCGCGTCGGCGATCGTCCCGGTCAGCGGGCCCACGGTCAGAGCACCCGTGGCACCAGCTGGCACCACGAGGTCGAACACGAGGGCCTGGGAGCCGGAAGCGGCCCCGGAGTAGGTAGCCGCACCGAACGGGGTCGTCAGCACGGGCGCGCCGCCCGAGACGCTGCAAGCCTTGCTCAGGGCGACGGTGATCGCGACCGTGGCACCCGCCCCGTAGGTCCCGGCGGCGGCGGAAAGGCCTGATACGGTCGGTGCGACGCCGTCGACCTGCGGTGCTCCCGCAGGGGTCCCGGCCGCGCCGGAGGACACGAGCGCGTTCCCGGCGGCGTCGGTGACGGTCCCGCCGTTCAGGGACAGGGCGGACACGCCCAGGGCCTGCGCGACGTCGCCCGCGCGGACCGCGTAGCGGAAGGCCAGGGCGGTCGGGGTGCTGCTCGCGCCGACGTAGCTCGCGCTGCCGCCGTCCGTCAGGGTCAGCGAGGGCGCGCCGGATACGGTCACGGCCTTGCTCAGGGCGAGGGTGAAGGTCGCCGCCGCGCCGACGCCGAGGTCGGCACCCTGCGGGGACACGGAGACGGACGACACGACCGGGGCCACGCCGTCAGCGGAAGGCGCGCCGCCCGTGGGAGCGGAGGTCGCACCGGACGCGTTCAGCGAGTTCCCGGCGGCGTCCCTGGCGGTCGCCCCGGACAGGGACAGGCCAGACACCGACACGGGGGCGGCGGCGTATCCGGGCTGCACCGTGTAGGTGAACGCGAGCGAGGTCGGCGTCGAGCTGGCAGGGACGTAAGCGGCCGACGCGCCTCCGGAGAGGGTCAGCGAGGGCGCGCCCGTGACGGTGATCGCCTTGCTCAGGGCGAGGGTGATCGTGATGGTGCCGCCCGCCGGGACGGTGCCGGAGACGGGGGAGAAGGCCACGGAGGACACGACCGGGATGACGCCGTCGACTTGCGGAGATCCGCCGGTTGGGACGCCGACCGCGCCCGTCGCGACCAGGGCGTTCGATGCCTCGTCGAGGATCGTCGCCCCGTTCATGGCGAAGGCGGTGACCGAGAGCTGCGACGCGACGTCGCCCGGCTGCACGGTGTAGGTGAACGCGAGCGAGGTCGGGGTGCTCGAGCCCGCGACGAAGGCCGCGCTGCGCCCGTCGTTCAGCGTAAGGGACGGCGCGCCGACAACCGTAACGGCCTTGCTGGTCGCCACAGTGAACGTGATCGTCTGGCCCGCGCCCTCGTCGCCCGAAGGCGGGCTCGCGTGCACGTAGGAGACGACCGGGACCACGCCGTCAGCGGAAGGCGCGCCGCCCGTGGGAGCGGAGGTCGCGCCCGCAGCGTTCAGGGCGTTGCCGGGGCCGTCCTTGATCGTGCCGCCGTTGAGGTTCAGCGAGGATACGCCGAGCGGGCTCGCGGTAGCCCCCGCGTGCACGGTGCCGCCGAAAACGAGCGAGGTAGGGGTGCTCGCGCCCGCGTTCAGCGGGGCGGTGCTGCCGTCGCTCATCGTGAGGGCCGGGGAGCCCGTCACGGTCACCGACTTGCTGACAGCAAGCGAAATCGCGTAGGTCGCGCCAACCCCCAGGAAGCCGGATGTCGGCGCGAACACCACGGAGGACACCACGGGGGCCACGCCGTCAGCGTTGGGGGCCGCGCCCGGGGCGGGCAGCGTCTGCACGAGCGCGTTGCCCGCGCCGTCGAGGACCGTGCCGCCGCCCAAGTTGAACGCGGAAACCGCGACGGGGGAGGCGGTCTGACCAGCCGGGACCGTCAACGCGAACACCAGCGAGGTCGCCGTGCTCGCGCCCGCGTTGAAGGCTGCAGGCCCGAGGTTCGTGCTCAGGGTCGGGGAGCCGGTGACCGTGACGGGCTCGCTCGCGGTCAGGGTGATCGCGACGGACGCGCCCGCCTTCAGGGTGCCCGTGGAAGGGCTGAAGGCAAGGGCGGCCAGGGTCGGCGCGACGCCGTCGATCTGCGGGCTCGCGGCTATCGCGGGGACGGACCCGAGGCTGGCTGCGGTGCCGAACTGGTCGACGGTCGTGCCGCCGTTCGCGTTGTAGGCCGTCGCCTGGAGCGACGCCGCCGACTGTCCCGCCGCGACCGTGGTCGTGAAGGTGTAGGCGGTTCCCCCGTTCCCGCCGACGTACGTCGCGGTGCCGCCGGAGTTCAGCGATAGGGTCGGGGTGCCTCCGGAGAAAGTCAGGGCGCGGGTGAAGGCGACGGTCAGCGTGACCGTGCTGCCGACGCCCTGGTCGCCCGTGCTCGGGCTCGCGGCGACGGACGTGATGACCGCAGCGGGGGGCAGGGTCGGCGCGACCGCGCCCACGTATCCGCCCGTCGAGCTGCCGTTCTGTAGGGCCTGGTTAGCCGCCGTGACCTGCGGGGAGAAGCCCGCCTTGATCCAGCCGAACACGCCGTCGACCGTGTAGGCCGCGTTGTAGCTCGCGGGTAGCCCGTAGAGCCCGCCGATCCCGTTCGCGTTGCGAAGGAAAAGCTGGCCGACGAGCGACGCGACGGTGCCCGGCCCGCCGTTCACGGCGTCGAACTTGCAGGTGCTGCGGTCCTGGTCGAGAAAAGGGGTCGCGCCCGTGAAGCGCGCGTCGTGCACGCCTGGCATGAGGCTTGTCGAGTAGAGCGCGCCCGTGTACGGCCCGGTCGGGTAGTTCGTGCCCCCGGTGAACGCGTTGCTGTTGCCGCCCGAGGTAATCGTGCCGCCCGTGTTGCAGTATCCGGTCGTCTGACCGTTGTAGTGCACGTTGTAGTCGAACGCCGCTGCCGGGCACTCGTCCACTGCGACCGTGTTGTCGTGGCGGTCCCAGTAGCTCGGGCCGTGCGGAACGGCGGTCGAGGCGGGCGACCAGAAGATGTTGTCGAGGATGCCCGCGAACTGCCCGCTGGTGCCGCCGCCCTCGTTCGCCGCGATGCACCCGTTTCCGGTCGCCTGCGTCAGGAAAGTATTGCCCTGTACAAGGGTTTTCCAGTTCAACTGCCCCGGTGCCGCGTCCATCGTCAGCACGCCGTTCGCCTGGTAGTAGCCTGACATGGGGCCAGCCGCGCCCGCGATGCTGTTGTATTGCGGAACGACGATGTTGCCGGTAACGACGCAAGTATTGTAGGGCACGCTCGCAGAGGTGCTGCCGCCCGTGATTGGCGTGCAGGCCATCCAATTGCCGCCTTCGGAAGCATTGGCGCGCTGTGCTTCGACTATGTTGTTCGTGATGTAGGCATACTGCGGGGTCCCGGAAACACCCGTCAGGGCACCGGACTGGAAGCCGCAGAAAAGCCCGTGCGAGTTGCGGAGCGTCGGGCTATCGAAGCAGAAGATGTTGCTATCGTATTTCGAGCCGAATGAAACGAAGTAGTTCTGGCCACCCGCGACGTATCCGCTGGGCACGACGTGCAGGCAATGCTGCACGGTGAGGTTCTTGCTGCCAGCTACGCCCATGTAGAGGTCGTCGCCGAACACGCACTCGCTGAACGTGAAGTCGTCGGCGTTCTGGAGGACGACGCGCCTGGCGAAGTTGCAGCCCGAGAACAGGCGCAGCTCGTTCGGTCCGGTGCCGATGCGACCGCCCGTCAGCAGCACGATATCGCCGCCACCCTCGGTGATGCCGCTGCCCTGGCTGCCGTTCACGATCGCCAGGTTGTCGACGCCGCCGATGAAGTCCGACCCGTAGAAGTTGATGCCGGAGGGCGTGTGCACGCCGTCTCCGACGTGAACGGAGGTGCATCCTTGCGCGGTGGAGTTGCCGAAGGTCAGGCTGCGCGCGGAAGCGGCGGCTGCGCTCGTGGCGGGTCTGAAGGACCACCAGGGAAGGCCGTCCGTGACCGTGGTCGACCCGTTGATCCACGACGTCTGAACGGCAAACCAGCAGCCGCCGCCCTCGCCGTACTGGGGCACCGCGCCGCCGGAGGCGTCCGTGATGGTCCCCGCCGCGATGTTGATGAAGGTGTCGACGAAGCAGCTCGCCGTGGAGACGAAGGACTGGCTGGCCGGGCCGGAGAAGACGAGCGTCGAGGTGCCGCTGCCGCTCGCGTAGGAAAGCAGCGATCCATCGGTCATCAGGCATACGGGGACGCCGACCGCAGTCGCGGGCGCGCTCCAGGTCGTCGTCAGCGTCAGGGTCGAGCCGCTCTGCGTCACCGAGTAACCGGACAGGATGGATCGGGTGCTGCCGTTCGAGTCCTTGACGGTCGCGCCGTTCCACGTGATGCCCGCAGGGCCCATGCGGAGCTGCCGCGTGTTCGTGTAGGTGCGGGCCTGGGTCGTCTGCCAGAAGAGCGAGGCAGCGGAGTTGTACTGGTAGGTCGCCGTGGCACCGTTCGAGAGCACGATCGTCGGCACGCCGCCCGTCACGTTCAGGCCGCTGGCACTCGTGTTCGTCGCGCAGGTCTGGCACATCTGGAGCGTCGAGGCCGGGATTCCGCCCTGGATCGTGTCCGTGTAGTAGAACATCGCCGCGCCCCAATCGGCGTAGGGCGTGTAGCCCTCGACGCCGACCGTCCTCCAGCCTCCGCTGATGCACCAGTTGTTCGCCGACGTGCCGGAAATGCGGCAACGCGAGCCCGCCGTGCCGTTGCAGGTCAGGACGCCCGTGCTGATGTTGTATGGGTTCGCGACCTCGCACCGATACACGGTCCCGGCCGGTGCCGCCGAGGTGTCGAACACCAGCTGCGCGCCCGCCGCGAGCGTCATCGGCCCGCCGTTCAGCACGATATCTCCCCGGATCTGCACGGTCGCGCCCGCCGCCACGACCAGTTGCCCGCCAGAGGCACCGCCCGCGTTCGCAAACGTCGGGTTATTGGTCAAGATCGCGCTTTGGAGCCAGTTCGCGTAGCCGTGGTACGAGTTCACCGTGATACCGGGCACGACCTGGGTCACCGCGGCCGACGCGGAGCCCTGTACGCAGCTGCCGGGGCTGGCACCGAGCAGCCAAGTCACGCCCGCAGGCACCGTCACGACGTGGTTGATGGTCACCGTATCCCCGACGCCGGGGACGGCGGCCGGGGTCCATGTCGCGGCCACGTTGTGATTGCCGTTCGCGGCGGAAACGTATGCGGTCACGGGCTGGAAGCCTCCGGCAAGGGCTCCGGAGAGGCTACAGGCCCGCGACTCCCGCTTTGATCAGGCCAGGGACCGCCGCAGCCGCACCTTTGGCCGCTCGGGGGCCGCAGGCGGCGGGGAAGGGGGCGCGTCGGCCGCGTTCGGGGGCACCCATGCCTTGATCCTGGCCACGTCGAGGGCCTCGACGACGGGCTCGGGGCGCGGGGGCTGCTCGACGGAGGGCACCATCGGCCGACAGACGTCCGAAGCCTTCATGTTGAGCTTTAGTCCGAGATGGATCAGCCCCTGAAGAGCCGCATACGCATATACCCTCGTGTCCAGGGCCTCGTTCGCACGCCCCGGCGACTGCTTCCAGAGCCTGACCTTCTTGCCGTTCAGCGTGACCGTGACTAGGTTTTCGGCCAAAAGCTGGCTGAAATACGTGATATCGCGGTCGGCCGGGAAATGGCAGTAGCCAGGCGTCGGCTGGCCGAGCTGCTCGGGCGCGGCCAGGGCAAGGCGGCTACGGATCACGTCCTTCGCCGCGTTGGTGCCGATGATGAACGGGCGGAACGATGCCTTGCTGCGGCCGTTCGGCTTCTTCGTGGGCCAGACGGGCGACCGCATGCCGCCACGGGCCGATTCGCCCTTGATCGCCCAGATCCGACGGCCCAGCCGTGACTTGCTGAAGGCATACACGGCCTGCGTCTTGTGCCCGCCGGAGTCCACGCACGCGGCCATGACCTCGAACTCGCGGCCGTCCGCGCGCACCCACCGCCTCCGTAGGAACGCGTCGAGCTGCGCCTGCACCTCCGGGTCGTCCGGGTCGCCCTCGATGACCTCGTACGCCAGGGACCACGACTCTTCATTCGCTCCCCAGCCCACCACCTCGAGCTCGAAGCGACCGTCCTGGGTGTCGATTCCGACCGTGATGACCGCAACGCCGTCAGGCACCTGCGCCGACCAAATCTCGCCGCGCGCGGCCAGCACGTGCTCCGAGAGCGCGTAGTCGCCCCGGTCCTCGTACGGCTCGCCCAGGACCAGGTTGTAGAAGGTCTGCCGCTCGAGGGGCGAGTCCTTTACCCGCAGCCATTCCTCGACGAGCTTCGGCCACGCCGCATTAACGAACAGGCTCATCCCGGCCCACAGCTTGAAGCCAGCGTGCCCCGTGCACGGACGGGTCGCGACCCATTCCCCGGCGCGGTCCATCGCTGGCAGGTCGGCCGGTTCGATCACGCAGCCGTTGCCGCTCGAGCAGAGGTAGTAGGCCGTCTCGGGTCGGCCGACGCCCTTGTCGTCCCGGGCCCACTTGATGCCGTAATCCTTGTCCTTGCCGCCCCATTGCAGGGCCTGCCTGTGCCCGCATTGGGGGCACGGCACCCTGTATTCCCGCTGGTCCGACTCGGCGTAGCTCTTCTCGATCCGGCTGACGCCCTTCACGGTCGGCGTCGAGCCCAGGATTGTCTTTCTGTTCCAGAAAGTCTCGGACCGTTTCTTGCCGAGTGCTATCTGGTCGCCCTCGCTGCCCGCGCCGCCCGCCGGGTAGCCGTCGACCTCGTCGAAGCACACCACCCTCGCCGTGATGCGCCTGAAGCCACCCGGGGAGTTCGCCCCGACCAGCGTCAGCGAGCTCCCGTTGAGCATCACCTTCTTCAAGATCGTCTGGCTCGTGTCCTTGCTGCGCGCCGGGGGGCAGATATCGGCTAGGACGGGCGTGTCCCGGAGCATCGGGGAAATCTCGGTTTTCGAGTAGTCCTCCGCGTCTTCCACACGTGGCTGCACCACGAGCACGGGGCTCGGATCCTGGTGCAGGAAGAAGCCGACGACGTGATCCAGGACCTTCGTGAAGCCTACCCGCGCCGACTTCATCACCGTCACCGTGTGCACGGACGGGTCGGTCACGGCGTCCATCAGGCCCTTCTGGTAGCCGAACGCGCGGAAACGGCCGGTCTGCGCCGACGTCTCCCTCGAGAGCACCGCGTGCCGCTCGGCCCATTCGCTCAGCGTCAGTTTCGGGGGCGGTGCCAGGTTCAGGGAGCGTGCGGCGGCCAGGGCCAGCCCCAGGGCCTCCCGGCCGACCGCGTAGCGTTCCGGAGGTATCTCACGGGGCATCGGGCGCGCCGTCACCACGGCTCAGGGCCTGTAGGACCTCGACGATCAGGCTCTCCAGCAGGTCCCGGACCTCCGGGACCGTACGACAGCGAGCGATTGCCTCGGCTTGCTCGGCGGGGATAGCGAGAAGCCGCTGGCGGACCTGGGAGAACTGCGCCCCCACCGCAGCCGCGACCTCGGCGACCGCGACCACGGCCCCGGACTTTTGGTCGTACTCGAGCCGCTTCAGCAGGGCCAGATGGCTCTCCTTCACCCGGATCGCCTCTTCCGTCGTCCATTCGGAGCCCGTGGCCAGGATGACCAGGGCCGCGATGCGCTCGGCTTCCTCGTCGTCCTTGGGCTCCCAGCCCTCCAGGACGGGCTTCGGACCAGGGTTAAGCGGGTCGCCCTCCCGCCGGAAGCGCGCCAGGACCGCTCTGGTCGCCTCGACGTCCACGCGGCCGTCGACCAGCACGAGACGACCCGCCGCCTTCCATTGCGTGACCGCTGGCTTGCTCACACCCATCAGTCGGGCGAACTCGGCTTGCGTGCAGAAGGCCGGGGGCAGGGTGTCGCTCACGACAGGGGATTCCTCGGAACATGCATCCAATGGCTAGGCTCGAAGTGCAGAGCCGGGTCGCGGCAGAGGTCGCAATAGACGATCCATTCGTCCTCACCCTCCCACCACGCCGCGACCTGCGTGAACAGGCCGAAGCTATTCGCGCCGATAGGTTTGCCTTCAGCGTCCGTGGCACGGCAGAGCAGGACCTGCGTGCCGTCCTTCGGTGCGGACTCGATCGGCTTCCAGCCCAAGTCCGTGATTTCGACGGTCATCCGGAAGCTCCTAGAAGGGCACCAGGACGGGCACCGTTTTCCGGTGGGAACTGATGCGGGAAAAACGCGAACGGGCGCGTAGCACCCCCAGAGCGGCGTTCAGTTAAGGCGATTCGGGATTTGCGAGCTAGGGATGGAACGGGCCGCGAATGGCCCCCGGGGCATCCATGCCCCGGGAGGGACCCAAGACCCCCCACCCATGCACGGCTTGCATGGCTCGATGGGCTGGCCGCGTTCACGATGCTCTCCCCTGCCAGCCGCGCACGTCGTGCACCACGCCCACGTTCGCCGCGTTCGCCGAAGCGATGCCTTCGTCGGTGTCCTCGAACGCGCAGCACTCGGCGGGACTGGCCCGCAGCAACTGCATCGCGCACGTGTACGGCTCCGCGTGCGGCTTGGGCTGCGACACGTCGCCACGGCAGACACGTATGTCGAACAGGTCGCCAATCCCCAGCGTGCCAAGGATTGCATCGGCGTTGACCCTGCTCGCGTTGGTGACCAATGCGGAAGACGACCCTTCCAGGCGAGCGCGCCGGATGCGCTGCACCAGTTCCTTGTTCACCTGCGCGTGCACCAGGGAGCCCATGTAGAGCTGCCGACGCCTGGCATGGACGGTCGCCAGGGACACGCCGCGCAGCCTGGCGAACGACGAAACGACGCCGGTCCAGAACACGCCGTCATCGGGCGCGGGACGCTCGTCGAGGTTGCTTGCCACGATGCCGAGACTGGCCAGCGCGCCGATGCAGCTGGCACGGACCAGCGGTGCCGTGTCGACAAGCGTCCCGTCGAGGTCGCACAGGATCGTGGTCATTCTTCCGAGCTCTCCAGGTTTGGGGTCGGCGGCTTCATGCGTGCCCTGCCGACCCCTGGAGCCACCCAGCCCACCGCGACGGCGGACGGCACCATCGTCGGCCGCGACGTCTCCCGCGCAAAGGGAAACCTGGCGGTCACGGCGTCCTCGCCGTGGCGAGGGCCTTCGCGATCCCTGCCGTCATCGCCGCCGGGAGGTTCGCGTCGACCGACTTCTTGACCATCTCGCGATAGTGGAACTTGGGCTTGTAGGTCCTCTTCTTTATGAACTCGGCGAGGAGCACGAGCTTTCCTGCCTGCCGCAGCCAAAAGCCGCCGATGTTGTGCTCGGTGCCGACAAAGGCCTGGTTGCGCTTCCGGCCCTTCATCCTCTGGAGGTAGCCCTTGGCCATGTTGCCGTACGCGTTGCGGGCGGCGTCTATCGGGAGCACGAAGGCCGAGCCCTTGTCCGGGGTCTGCGTGCCGCCCGTTTCCTCGAGCACGAGGTATTTCGCCTGCGCGTCCTTCACGAACACCGTCGCGGTCAGGTTGCGCTTGTTCGCCGAGGTGTAGCCGACCGCGTTCCGGGTGAACGGCGTCGGCGGCCCCTTCGCAGCGAAGATGCTCGGAATCTTGGCGGTCACGTCGTCGCGGGCCTGCCTTGCCACCTGGCTCAGGGCCAGCGCGGTCGCGTAGGGCAGCTGATCGCTGAGGTGCCCGAGTCCCTTGGTCAGCTTGCTTACGTCGGCCTTCACGTTGATCACGGTCGCCCCCTGGTCAGCCGCATTCCCGGATCCAGTCCGAGCATGGCGTGCAGAGCCTATTGTGAACGCCCTCGCTCTCGAAGGGACGGCTGCACCGGAGGCAGGTCCTGCGCCTCCCTCCGGGCTCGCGGTCGACGACCCTGCCGAGCCGGGCGGCGCGGGCCTCTGCCGTCTCCATCCTGAGGTAACGACTCCGCAGGCTCTCGATTGTGCACGGCTTGCACAGGCGCGCATGGATGACGGCCCACGGCGTCCCGGCCTCGGCAAGCCGGACCAGCAGCGCGTCTTGCTCGCGCGTGTAGTAGCGTGCGTGAAGCAGGGTGCGGCCCTCGGGTTCGGGAAATCCGTTACCTCGATGCTACATACCGTCTGCCCTGCTCAAAGGACTAAATGCGAGCGGTCCACTTTATTGGCCGTTTTTCCTTGCCGTGGGACGGATCGCCGCACAAAAGGAAAGCGGCTCGAGTTGCCCCGAGCCGCTTCCTTTTCTGAACAGACCGGAGGACGCACCACCATCCGCCGGTCACCCGAGACGCCTGCCGCAGACGCACCACCGTCCGCTGCCGACACCCGGACTATGCCTGGGCAGCGGCAAAACCGCAAGGGTTTACTAGCAAGCGACGGCAGGTTTCCTTGTGCCGTCGTGACGGGTTGCCGCGAGCGGGACAGGGCAGTTCGGCTGATCCGGGTAGCGTCGGGCTCTATGGAAGGGGAAGCTGCTGGAGCAGGAAGAGAGCCAGATCCTTAGCCAGCCCCATCCGTACGGGTACCTGGGGTCGGATGGGTGAAGCCGCACGGAGCCCGTGGCCATCCGTCCCGGCAGGGACATCCCACGGCACCCGTTCACCTCCCTGCCCTCCGGTGTCCCGTCCCGTTCCCGTTGCCCGCCACGGACCAAGCAGGCACGTGCTGCCCCCGTTCCCTGCACGCCCCGGCTTGCCCGTTCCGGGGTGATCCGGGTTGCGTCGGCGGTGATCCGGGTTGCGTCGGCGGTGATCCGGGTGGAGTCGGCGCAGTCCTCCCGCTGCCGTCAGGCGGTCCGGTGCAACAGCTGCTTTCCGCTGGAGGGCACCCGGACCCGCAGGAAGTCGGGGATACCCGGCCTCACCGGAGCCCTGAAGGCCACCACGTTCGTCGGCTCGGTCGCGGGCTCTGCCACCGTCGCCGCCACGGGCACGGTCTGCTGCTCTTCTTCGGTCACGGTGCTCTCCTGTGTCTCTGCCAGCTGCGCCACCGTCTCGGGCGACAGGGCCAGAAGCCGGAGGGCCTTGCCGAGGCTCACCCCCAGGCGGTCTGCGACCTTGCGGCAGCTCAGGCCATCGGCCCGCAGCGCGTGCGCCCGGGGAGCCAGGGCACGGGCTGCGGCCAGCCACTCGTCCCTGCTCGGCGCGCCCGTGGCCATCCGGTCGGCCTCGCGTTCGGCGGCCGCACGGTCGGCGTCGTTCGCGAGCGAGCGCAGCCCCAGGGCCAGGATCTCGGCGTAGGTCGGCTCCCACTCGCGCAGCAGCCGCGCCTTCGAATACGTGTAGCGGGGGTCCCGGCCGTGGCGGTCCCTCTCGCCCGCGACGGCCCGGCGGTAGCGCGCCAGGATAGACGCGTCGGCCCCGGCCTCTTCCCACTCGACCCGGACCCACTCGGCACCGCAGACGAGCACGAGCAGCGGACGGACCTCGGCTCGGACCATCTCGTCCGTTACATCCCGGCTAAGCGGCATGGACGCGACCACGGCCGACGCGATCATCGTCGAGAACTCGTCCCTGGTCCCCTCGTGCAGACCGCCCCTGTGCAGGGCCAGGGCGACCATCTCCAGCGCGGAGCGGCGGCTGAACAGGTTGTAGCAGGTCGCCAGGTAGTGCTCCCGGCCGACACCCTTGATCGCCGCGTCCAGCCGTTCGCGGTAGGCCGTGATCAGCTTCAGGGACGCGGCGAGCGGCAGGACCGATCCCGGCACCTTGGTCTGCCTCGACGTCCGCGCCGCCCTCTCGCGCTGCCTACGCTGCCTACGCTCTGACGGCCTCTCCCCCTCGCGCACGGCCTCCGGCTCCGGCTGCGCGTCGCGGACCGCAGACCTCAGGTCCTCCAGGCTCACGACGTCGGCGGTGCCCTCCAGAAGGAAGGCGCGCCCGGTGACCTCGTGGGGGTCGGCCACGCCGTCGAAGGTCGGCCGAGCGCAGTAGATCGGCTGCTGAATGTCGGCAATCTTGGGGTCGATGGGCTTCACGCGCGGGGCGAACTCTATCCCGTGCCCGTCCCTGAAGAACGCCCTGACCCTGGCGCAGAGCAGCTTCAGGACCGCCCGGCACCCGAGCTCCATCAGCGGCGCGTCGAGCAGGAAGTGCAGCCGTGCCGATAGGTGCGTGGGAGCCTGTCCCTCGGGCACGCCAACGCACGATGACGACGAGAAGTGCGCCGAGCAGGTGACGCCTCGGAACTCGGGTCCGAGCAGGCTGGCGATCCAGCGCAGCGTCCCCACCGGGTCGCGGCGGGGGTCGAGCCCCATCACGTTCGGCAGCTTGTCGGCGTCGACCGGGAGCCAGCGCAGGGGCACGTGCTTCAGTCCGGGCGGGCACTTGCCCTTGCGGACCTTCGTGCGCCGCATGTAGCTCCCGTCGTGTGCCGGTGCCGAGCGCACGGGGAACGCCGCCCCCTCGACCGCGAGGTCGCACACGACGTCGTGCAGCTCGCCGATCGTCGACCACGTCCGGAGCTCGGACTGGAAGAACAGCCCGGAGCGGTAGGCCACGGTGCCAGCGGCCGAGAAGTGCTTGCCCGGATGCGCGCCCGTCCGGTATCCCGTGCCGGATTCGAAGTCCTGGTGCCACGGGTAGAGCACGGCCACGGCGTCGCGGCCCGAGTATGTCGGGGGCTCCTGCCTGCGGCGCGTTGCGGGTTGGGTCACGTGGTGCCTCTCGTCTCGGGGGTCATCCGGTCGGCGGGTTTGGTGCCCCGTTGGTCCGTCCGGTCGTCTTCGTCGTCCTCTTTCTCGGCGTCTTTTCCTTGGCGGGCGGGTCTTCCCGGTGCCACAGGTCTAGGATTACCTGGCCACCCTGGCCCGTCCAGTCGCGTACCGCCAGGATTTCGTCGGCGAGCTTGTCGTCGGCCACGACCCCGGCGGCCTGGAGCATGTCCGAAAGGGCCTTCTCGTAGTTGCCGAGGTCCCTGGCCGAACGCGGCACCGTGACCCGCAGCGCGTAGTGACCCGCCAGGCTGCGCCCCCGGGCTTGCGACCGGACCAGCGGTATCGCCACGGCAAGCCAGGACTTGTAGGGGTCGGTCCTGAAATGGGTTTTCTTCCCTGACTTCCACAGCCGATTGCTTGAAGGGCCCGGCGGCACCGTCAGGGTCAGGAACGGCGGCCCGCTCACGACGACGCCGCCGTCCGGATAAGAAAGGCGGAGTTCCGGGCGTCCGCGCTGCCGTCGAACGCGTGCGCCGCCGGGATCTTCGTGACCTCGTTCTTTGCCAGCCACTCAGCGATCAGCTTGGCTTCCTCCCCGGGGCTGGCCGGTGGGATCTTCTTGCGGAGCGACGCGGCCAGGGCCTGACGCTGGCCCCGCCATCCGCCCGTGCCGCCCTCCAGCAGGTTTCTCAGGGAGCGTCCCTCGTCCTCGGGCCGCGCGGCCCGCTCGCGCAGGACCTCCCCGAGCCGTCCGGAGTGCACCCACAGGCGGATCGTCTTCTCGTTGTAGCCCACGCGGTCGGCCACGTAGCGCACCGTCTCGCCACGCTCTAGCAGGACGCGCGCCCGTTCGAACGTCTCCGGCGGCGTCCGGAGTCCCTGCCTCACGGGACTTCTCCCGCGAGCTCGCGCAGCCCCGGCACCAGGTCCTCAACTGTCAGCGTGACGGATTGCTCGCGGGCTATGCGGAGCAGCGGGGCGACGTGCCAAGCCGGGACGCAGCCACGGCTTCCGTCCCGGCCCCACGTGGCCACGGTGCTGACCGGCACGGACAGGGCGCGGCCCACGGCGGTCGGTCCCCCGAGCGCGGCGACGATTTCCTTGGGGGTCATGGGCTCTTCTTCCTTCCCGGCTTCATCTTGATCGCCTTCAGCTCCCGCGCACGCACGGGCGGCGGCAGTCCTTCCCGGCCGAGTGCCGCCATCGCTCGGGCGGCGCGCGCGGCCCACGCGGGGACGGGCTTCTCTCCCGCCACCCATGCCCGGAGGTCGCGCTGCGAGACGGGGGTCCATTTCTCGTGGGGTCGCCACTTCGCGGCGACCAAACCGAACTCGGGCACCCAATCCTCTAGCTCGGGGTAGAGCGCGCGGCCTATCCCGGTCAGCTCGGGGGCATCCATGTCGGAGGGCTCGAAGTCGGGATTTGCCGGGGGCTCCGGTGCCGCCGGGCGGTCGGGCTCCTGCGCGTAGTCCCCCCATCCGAGCATCTCGCGCTGCTCGCGCTCCCGGGCGACCGGGGCGTGCACGTCCAGCAGCGCGAACGCCGCCGGGACGGACACGCCCATCCGCTTCGCGACCTCCCGGATCGGCAGCCCGCAATGCAGCAGGAACCATGCACGCTCTGCCTTCTGGTCGGCGGCGTCCATCGGGGCCCTCACAGGGTCAGCCCGAACGCACGCAGGGCCGCGCCGACGTCCTCGTGCGAGGTGCGTGCCAAACGCGCCCGCGAGGTCCTCATCGCGCCCTTGCCGGGCGGGGCTGGCATCGGCACCCCGTCCCCGAGCCAGGCGCGCACGGCGCGGTGCAGCTCGGACACGCCGACACCGTAGCGTCGGGCCTCGTCCTTCCATGCGTGCCCCAGCTCGACCGCTCGGCAGACGGCGGCGGGGTCGATCGGGGGGATCACGCCTGCTGCGCCCGGTGCGCAGCGACCAGGGCGCGCTTGCGCTTCACCCGGCCCGACTTCACCGCGATAGCCACCTGCGCCACGAGGTCGGCCTTGCGGACGAGCATCGGCTTCCCGTCCTTGTCGGCGGCCACGATGACGACCTTGCGTTCGAGGGCGACGGCGCGCCTCCGTGCCTTGCGGGTCATCCCGGCCAGCGGGTCGGGGCGGACCGCCCGCCGCAGCTTGTCCTCGAGCGCGTCCCTGTGCGTCCTCATCGTGCGTCCTCCAGCCCCCGCTTCACCGACCACCAGTCCTGTCCGTAGGCACGCGGCTTCACCTCGGAGATCGTCTCCGGCCGCATCCGGTCGAGCGCGTCGAGAGCGGGTTGCACCGATCCCCTGCGGCCCGCCCGTGCCAGCTCGACGATGCCCGCCCTGGTCGCTTCGGCCGTGAAGCCCGCTGCGACCAGGGCGACCCTGCCCGCAGCGTCGGCCGTCCCGTGCGACCAGCGAACGGCGCACCACTCGGCCACGGCCAGCAGCACCACGCATCCCGCACGCGCCCCGCGCCGCGCCCACCGCGCCTGTCCCGGTCCCATGCCCCGCCCCCCGTGTGTCCAAGGATTGTTTGCCGGGCCGTCTCCCGCGCCTAGCGGAAAAAGCGCGCCCTTTCCTTTCGGTTTTCCCGTTGCGCGGCCATGGAAAGCGGGGCAGGGTGTTGACGGCACCACCGCCGCAAGGAAACCACCGCCATGTTCGCAGCCCAGCCGATCCCGGTCGCCCCGAAGTCCCCGGCCCGCACCCGTGGCAGGCCTTCGCGGGCCCGAGCGACCCGCATCGGCATCGACGGCTACGGCGACGTCTGGTGCGTGCACCAGGGAAACGCGATGACCGTCATCTCCGCACCCCTGGGTCTGACGCCGGGACGCGCGGTAGCATTCGTCGCCGCCTACGAAGCGCACAGGAAGGCCGACCCCGATGCGGGGTGCCTTGAATGGCGGGATCGGGCGGCAACGGACGTCACCAGCGGAGCCACCCGATGCGCCAGAACCTGATCAACTTCGCCTTCATCTCCCTCCTGCTCAAGCCCGTCCTGCGGCGCGCCCCGGCACCCGCCGTAAGGCCCGCAGAGCCGGAGCCGAGCTGCGCCGAGCGTTGGGCGCAGCACTACTCCGACAGGGACGCCGCCTTCTCGGGCTGACCTCCCTCGATTTTCCTTTGCGCGGGAGTCCGGGCACCCGAGCCTGGGTGACCCGCGCGAGGAAAGCCGATGCCGCCCGAACGACGCCTGCGATACATCTCCCTTTGTTCGGGGATGGAAGCGGCCACCGCAGCCGTCGAGCGCACCGGGATTCCGTGGGACCCCGTAGCCTTCAGCGAGATCGAACCGGCGGCATGCGCGGTGCTCTCCGCGAGATACCCGTCCGTCCCCAACCTCGGCGACATGTGCGCCGTCGACTGGTCCGCATGGCGGGGCAGGGCGGACGTGATCGTCGGAGGCCCACCGTGCCAAGACTTCTCACTCGCGGGAAAGCGCGCGGGCCTCGCGGGCAAGCGCGGAAACCTCAGCCTGGAGTACCTGAATGTCCTCGACCAAGTGCGCCCCCGATGGGCACTCTACGAAAACGTCCCTGGTTTGCTGCACAGCAACAAGTCAAGGGACTTTTCAGCCTTCCTCGGGCAACTGGCGGAACTCGGGTATACTGCGGCCTTCAGAGTGTTGGACGCTAAATACTTCGGAGTTCCACAGAGAAGGCGTCGATTGTTCATTGCGCTCCATCTTGGAGACTGGCTCGCACCTGCGACGGTACTGGCTCTCGCCGAAGGCGGCGGCGGGGGTCATGCGTCGGGCGCAGAACAGGGGCAAGGCACTCCCGCCGCAGCTCCGGGAAGCCCTGCTCAATATGATTTCGATGGGCTCGACCTCGACGCCCTGACGGGTTGGATGCGCCCCGCGACGCGGCGATCGTCGGCCAGGATCGATGACAGCGCGCAAAATGCTCACATCGCCCTCTCCGTCGTGGAACGGCCTCGCGGCGTCAAGGGAAACACTTCCAAGGTCGCGGAGTGGATCGAGGACGAGGCCTACGCACTGATGAATCCCGGTGACGGGGGGCGGGCCGATGACCGCATAGTCGTCCACGCGGACGTGTTCAACTTCAAGGTTGGACCCATAGGACAAACCCTGCGGGCCGCGACGGACGGGTCCGGGACGCACCAGGGCTGCGTTCTCGAGCCCCTCGCGGCCGACACCAGGACCTGCACGGTCGGGGGCATCGCGCAGGCAGTGCGCTTCGGCAACGATAGCGCGGACGGCAGCGGCTGCGCCCTGGAGCCCGTCGCCTTCCGCCAGCCCGCCTTTGGCCATTACGTCGCGGACGGCACGACGTCCAGCCTGCTCGCGCGGGACTCCCGGGGACCGAACGACGCCGTGGTGTACGACCAGCGGGGCGACGGTGCCACGGTGCCTCCGCTCATGGCGGCGGCCCTGCGGGGCCCCGGCGACCCGGAGCCGTTCTGGATTTGCCGCAGGCTTACCCCCGGGGAGTGCCTCTCGCTCCAGGGCTTCGATCACGACTGGATCGACGCGGCCAGGGTGCGCGGCAAGCCTCTCGCGGACACGGCGCGCTACAAGCTGATCGGCAACTCGTGGGCCGTCCCCGTGGCCAGCTGGATACTCGAGCGAATGGACGCCGTCGACCGGCACATCAACCAAGGAATCCAGGCATGACGTGGAGGGCTTCGAGTCTTCGCGGCGCGGGCCCGCCGGGACACCTCCGGCGGGCCCTTTCATTGTCCGCTATACACGGGGTCCGGGTTGTGTATAGCACCGCCTGATCGCTTCCTCGGCGACCCCCGCTATCTCGCCCGCGAGCTCCCTCCCACGGCCGAATGCGACGACCGGCCGGGTTCTCGGCCGTAGGTGCCGCAGGTCCCCGTCCGCGAGCATGCGGGCATCGAGGATCACCAGCTCGTAGAGCCCTGCGGCACGCACCAGGTCGTGCCAGCTCAGCGCGAACGCCAGGTGCTCCGAGCTGGGCCCGAGCCGTTCCACCACCCGGACCGCGACCTCCGGCTCCGTCGTCGCGATCAGTATCCTCATGGCGACCTCCTGCCGCGAGGATTGGCGCACGCGCAGGCACCACGCCAGGATCTCGACCGTTGACACGTGCAACCTCTTGTCCCTACCGTCAGGGACAAGAGCGGTCGCCCCTGACCGCCTGCCGAGGATGACGCCATGACCGACCTTCCGCCGACCCCCCAGCTGACCCCCCACCACCTCCTGCGCTTCGGGGAGACGACCTACGCGGACCGCGACGACTGGAAGGCCTGCCTGGCCCGCGACCTCGGCCAGTACCACCCGCGCGGCCCTCGTGACGGGCTCGACGTCCGGCTGGTGCGCCGCTGGGTGTCGGGGGAGCGTCCGACCCCGACCTGGCTCCCAGCCGCCCTGTGCCGGATCGCCCAGCGGTACTCCCGGCAGGCCCGCCAGCGCGCCAACGACATCGATGACGTCGTGCTCCTTTTCGAGGTGTCCTTCCTCGGCCTGGAGCTCGGCGGCCACAAGAAGGCGACGTATCCCGCCGGGATGTGACCCCGCCATCGCCGCAGCCTTCCCAGGGCGTCCCGGTCTTCGGGACGCCCTTCTCTTTGCCACGTTGCCACGTTGCCACGTTGCCACGTGACCACACACCAACCCATGCACGCACGTTCCCTCGACTGTTGCCACTCACGAGCCCACGGTGCTACCGACCCACGTTCCCACGTGGCAACGGAGACAGAGCCATGCCCGCACCCCAAACCAAGCCGCCCGCCGCCGCCGTCGACCTCGCCGCCCGCATCCGGGCCGTCACGCCCTCCGTCCCGTCTCCCGCGTCCGCGCCGGAGCCTGCGACTATGCCACGGGGCCGGGACGACAGGCGGGAGACGCGGGAGAGCTTCCACATCCGCTTGCCCGTCTCCGTGCTCCGGCACCTGCACACGATCGCCGGTCGCCAGACGGCCGAGCACGGACGCCGGATCAGTGCACAGGACCTCGTGCAGGACCTGATCGCGCGCGAGTGGGGTGACCCCGATGCCCGCTAGATACATCCTCGTCTCGGGCGACAAAGGCGGCACCGGGAAGAGCACCACCGCGCACCTCGCCGCCGTGGGCCTGTCCATGCTGCGCCCACCGGTGCCCGCCTGCGTAGTGACGACCGATCCCCGCGAGTTCCCCCTGACGGACGACGGCCGACGCTACGTCGTGCTCGACGGCCGGGAGCCCGAGCAGCTGGCCGCGATCCTGACCGGGCTCGCGGTCCTAGAGGACGACCCCGTAGTCCTGATCGATGGGGCGGCGGCCCGGCACGAGCTCGACGCCGCCCTGTCCGCCCTGGTCCGCCCGCTCGCGACCGTCGTGCCGTTCATGGCGGCGCGGCACGAGTTCGACCGGGCGAGGCTCACACTCGACGCATTGCCCGCCGCCTACGGCCTGCCGAGCGCGTGGGGGACCAGGAAGGAAGACGCGCGGCGCAGGGAGGCCTGGCCGCTTCCCGCCTCTCCAGACCGCCTCCTGGCCCCCGTGCCCCGCATGGCGCCGCTCAGCGAGCTCCTGTCACCCGGCGGCGCGGACGGCCTGCCCTACAGGGCCACGAAGCTCGCCAAGGGGCTCGCCCTCGCGCTGCTCGCGGCTGCGGGCATCGACCATCCTGGCGGCGGCCAGGCCCCTCCCGCCCGGCGGTAGTCTAGGAAGCCGAGCACGTCGTCCAGTTCCTCCAGTCCCCGCGTCAACGGCCGCGAGCCCGGCGCGGGGACCCACTCGCGCTCCGCGTCCTCTGCCGCGTCGCGGCGTTCCTCGGCGAGCCTCTCCGCCCGAGCAGCCCTCCTGTCTGCCCCCTTTTGTTTTTTTTGTATCCTGAGTTGGTGCCGGAATCCGGCACCCCCCAGGCGCGCCAGGACGGACTCGTCGTGCAGGACCAGCCACCCGTTCGGTGCCTGCTCCGCGCCCCGCCCGTGGCCCGTCTTGAGCGGCACCCGGAGCATCAGGCCGACCGCCTCGAGCTCTGCCGCCCGCGCCCGGATCGTGCTCTTCGATCTGACAGCGCACGATCTGGCCAGATTTTCGGTCGTCTGAACGCAACGGCCCTGACGGCCCACGTGCCGCACTATGGCGCACAGAAGGGTCACGGCACCGGGCGAGAGCACCCCGTCGCCCGCGAGCTTCCACGCAGCGGCCAGGACCTCCCTGCCACCCTTCGGCAGCGCGGGCTGCTCGAACTCCCGAACGTGCGTCGTGCCCCTCGGCACGGGCCTCTTCCTCTCCATCCTGTCCTCCCTCCGGAGGTCGGCCGGGCGCAGGTCGAGCGTCGGCGTCCGCAATACGGCTTGCGTTCTGCGGGCTCCGGGCCTATCAGGATCGGGTTCCTCTTCCCTGTCCCGGCAGGCGACCAATCGACCCGACACCCCCGGTTGCAGCCGGGGGTGTCTTCGTTTCCGGGCTACCTCTTCACGTGCGACTCCGTCGCGGTTGAAAACGCCTGGAGCCTGCCCGCACCGTCCCCGCCATGCAAGCCCGCCCCGCCGTCTTGCCACGTTGCCACGTGACCACGTTGCCACAGACCCACGTGGTCACGTTCGGCGGTGGGGTGCGCCTTGTTTTCGCTTGCCGGGGAGACGCCCCCGCATACCCTCGGGGAAGGGGCATGCCGCCCCGATGGAGCCGACCCATGACCGACGTTGCCCCCGCAGCCGCCCCCGAGCCCGCCGCCCCGACCGAGACTGAGATCGCTCGCTTTGAGGCGTGGCTGAGTGCCAAGGTCGCTGCCTTCCGCGCGGCACCCGCCGAGATCCTGACCGCCATCGAAGCCGACATCGCGGCCGACGTCGCCGCCGTCGAGGGCGAGGCCAAGAAGCTCGTCGGAGAGATCTGACGTCCACGGAGGGGGATTACGCCCCCTCCGTTGCCACGTTGCCACGTGACCACGTTGCCACCCACGTAGCACCGTGGGATACCCCGCACGTGGGGGTGTTTCTGCGGTGCAAATACCGTATCTTGCGCCCGCCTAGAAACCCCCGCTTGTGCGATCCACGGCTCCGGCGATCCGTTGCAACGCGAGTCGAGGTAACGGGGGCAGTCGTCCGGGCCGTTACTGGAAACCCGCAATCGTTACCGGAAATCGGCTGCGCGGCGGTATTCTGCCACAGGACAGAAATCCGGGGACGGGAGAAAGCGATGGGAGAGGCGAGACGCAGGGCCGCGTGGGAGGCCGCGCAGGAAGCGCAGCGCGAGGCCTACCGCATTCGCCCCCTGACCGGAGTGACGCACTTGACGCTCGCCGGGGTCGCCTACCCGGTGAAGGACGGCACCTTCGTATGGTCGCTCGGCCGGGACCTCGTGCGCGACCGGACCGAGGCCACCGCAGCCGGTGACGGCGACGGCACCACGGGGCGCGACTTGCCCCACGCGGAAGACCGCCTGCCGTAGTGCGAGACGGCCGTCTCCGCGACTGCGTGCCCGAGCAGGGCCGAGACGCCCTCCTGCGAGTGCACCGACTTCGCGTGCGCCGAGAACTGGTGCCGGGCCGAATACAGCGTCGGGTATCTCGTGCGCCGGGGCCAGAGGGCGCGGGCCGTCCGGGCGAGGCAGTCGGCCGCCGACTTCTGCCGGGTCGCGTACACCCCCGCAGCCGTCCACTCCCGCCCACGGTCGGCCATGCGCCGGATGCGCGCGACGTCCTCGGGGTGGAAGCCTGCCAGCTCGAGGGGGCGGAACTCTCCCAGGCCGCGACCCTGGGTCGCCTTCCGGTTCCGGACGACCAGAACGGGCCCGGCCCCAATGTTGACAATTTCCGGCCCAATGTTGGCATCGCCCCATTCGCAGGGTCGAAGGCCCGTCATCAGCCCTGCGACCAGCCAGTCCTCCGTCAGGGCCGAGAGGTCCGTCCCGACGCGGCGCAGGGCCAGCACGAGGTCCTTCAGGTCGTCCGAGCCCACCTTCTTCTGCTTCAAGGCCGACGTGCGCGCTGGCAGCTGGCCGGGGGAGGGCAGGGGGGTCGCGACCAGCTCTAGCGCGCGCCGGGTTTCCGTGTCCGGGTTACCCTCCAGCAAGTGCACGGCGGACGCGCGGTAGAGCCGCCAGGTCGCGGGCTTCAGCACCGGACGCTGGTCGACCAGCCATTCCGCGAAGGTCATCGGTCCGGGCTGCGGCACTCCCGTCTCGCGGGCGCACCTGGCCAGCAGCGCGATACCGCGCGCCGCATACGCCGCCAGGGTGCCCGGAGTCGGGTTCACGTCACATCGCCGGGGCGGGCGCGCGCGCCGCGACCCGAGACGCGAAGTCGCGCACCTCGTCGAGGGTGGCGGCTAGGTCGCGCGGCGCGTCGCGGTCCGCCCCGGCACGCTTCATCAGGCCGTCCCAATTGCGCGCGCGGTCGGGTGCCGTCGCGGAAGCCGGGGCCAGCCCGTCCCACCCGCGCGGGTCGTCGAGCTCGGTGCCGCGCAGCGCGAACACGGCGGCGACCTCTTCGGCCACCGCGTCGAGGTCGAGGTCCACGCGGCGGCTGATCGCGCAGACGTCCCACAGGTCGCGCATGCGCCCGGCGGCCGCGCCGCAGCGACGGATGGTCTGGAGCTTCTCGGCCAGCACCCTCTCCCAGGTGTAGCCCGGCACGGTCGGCGGCACGTGGCCCTTGTAGAGCTTCGGCAGCGTCACGGCGCGCGTCGCGACCGGGCCTTCCGCGCCGGTGACATCGACCACGAACGGGGCATCGACCCCGGCGCACGCGTTCACCAGCGTCGCCCGGATCGCGAGGCGTGCGGTCGGGTGCTCGAACTGCTCGCGCATCAGCCTCGAGTTTCCCTCGGCCAGGGAGAAGACGATCCCGTCCTCTTCGGCGGGCACCGAGTCGCAGAGCTCGCGGAAGATCGCGATCACCTCGGGCATGGTGACGTCGCCGCTGCACGTGAAGTCGAGGTCGGAGGTCACGCGCACGAGCCCGTCGCCCGGCAGGGTCAGGACGATCATGCCGCCCTTCAGGGCCCAGGCGTCGGCCCAGCGGCTCGCCTGGAGGCGCGCGAGCATGCCTTCGAAGCAGTAGAGCCGGAACGCGAACGCGGGGTCGCGGCCCTGCGCCTTCGCGGACGCCCGGAGCTTTTGGTAGCGGCTCTCTCCCACCTTGCTGCAGTCGGGGCGGTCGGAAGGTATGGTTACGGAAAGGCGGTCCATTTCACGGTCTCCCTAAGCGTCTCGACGGCTGCGGTGACCGCTTCGCGGCGGGCAGGTCGGAACGAGTTCGCGTACGTGGTGCAGAGGTTCATGGCTTCGTCGCCGCCCGTCCGGTAGAGGCGGGCAAGGGCTTCGCGGGCACCGCCCTCGGTCGCGCCGGAGAGCGGCCAGAACAGGTCGACGACGGTGCGTGCGGGGTCGGTGACCAGAAGGGAGTGCCCGGCGGCGAACTCCCTGCGCTCGACGCCGACTGTGAACGCGGCAGGGTCGCGCCACCGAACGACGCGGATGCCCGTGCCCCGGTCGCCCACGAACTCCGCATGCGGAACGGCGAGGGCGTCCCTGGCGGGTCC